AAGCCAGAGCATCCAGTCCGAGCGTTTGCACTCGCGCCATGCGGTTTCTAGATCGGGCTGAGTTTTGGCCCAGATCCGGGCATCAAGACATGCACCAGTGCGAATGAGGATCGTTGAAAGTTCCATGCCGTTCTCCTTGGGGTCCAGACAATCCTGGACAAGATCAACGCTTGGTAGCGTCGATGAAACTGAGGGGGTTGCCGAAGTAGCATCCATCCGGGTCGTTGGGCACGAAGATAAACTTCTCAAAGCGCAAGCCGTTCTGCTCCATTGCCCTGACCCGCTCCCGCACTTCGGCTTCGGCTTGCTCATGGGTGCCGTAGATCACGATGGCGAAGTCACCCGCGCCATCTGCTCCAACGGTCTGCCCGCAGGGGCGATTGGAGCCCTTCGCGGTGTAGGCGAGAATCCCGCCGATTGGTTTCATAGATGCCTCCCACATCTGGACAGGTGCTACAGGTGGCGGGAGTAATCCGCCAGGGTGACGGGGTGGATGGGCTCTTGGCGCGGTGACTGCGCGGTCCAGTCGCAGGTCGTGCATTCCCACCGGCTGGGGTCGTTTTCGTTCTGGACGATGGTGCCGCACCCGCAAGCCTCGCAAGGGAAGCAGCGGTGCCGGTCCTCGGGGATGTCATCGAATGGCATGGTTCCTCCAGATGGACAAAAATGCCGGGGATTTCTGCATCCCTCCCCGGCGGGGAGACGCTGGTTCGCGTAAACCCGGAGGGCAATTCAGTCTTCGATTGCCATGGGCGCAGATGGACAATTATATGCGGTGGATGAGGTAGTAGCCGAAGTGCCAGGGGAGCCGCAGGAACCGCGCTACATCTTCCGGGGTGCTCACGACGAACGTGATAGCGGGAAGGCCATTCGGACATTCGGTGATTTCCCACACGGGAACCTCCTGGACATTAGCAATCGTTGGGGTTCAAGGTTCTGATCTTTGGTTTTAGCCGGAACCTAAAGGTTGGTCCCGATGCTGAACCCAAATCTTTAAAACGACCGTATCCCCTTCCGTCTGGTTTGGGTCAGGCCCCATGCAGACCATGGCATCTGTAGGCATTACCCCGCACTCGCGCACAAACCGCTCAACGATTTCTTTCCGCTTGCGATCTGCCTTACCTTGGAACCATGTATCGAATGCCCCAAGATTCTGGCTATTCTTTTTGAGTGCTGCCAATACCCGCTCGTTGCTCTTACTCATACTATATCCTCACTTTCGGCTCAAGGTATGTGCAAAATACATTCCCCTTAGGGCTGGCCATGGTCTTGGTGCGAATTTCCACATCCTTCAACCCATGCCCAGTTTCTGCCATCCATGCGAACAATAGCGTTTCAATGCCCATATAGTATTGGTGTTTCACTGGGGCCAACGCTTCTAGCTCTGCCTGTTGTTTTTCTTCGGGAGTCATCGTAGCCCTTTCTCTGCGGCTTTCTCAAGTGTAAGGCATTTTGTGAATAAGAACCATGGGTGTTTCTGGCGTATCGTTTGGACAAGGTATCTGGGGATATTTGATGGACCATGTGGTCTACATCCACTCAGTTGCCAAATAGGGGTTCCAGGGGGGAGCAATGGCATGGGATCAACATCTCTATCAATATACGCTAGGATGTGCCCTACACCAAAATAAGTTGGAACCAGTTGCCCAATTTGTAAGTTCCCAGCCGCTTTTCTCCTATCACCATGGCTCCCAGGACGCGCCGAAGTTTCTGGAACATACTGTGGGCTTGGCAAAACAGTTGTAGCGCGTGGCTCCCAGATGCCGGGGAATCTGGGGACTTCGGGGATGGGTTCCTCACTCCCCAGAAACACTCGGCGTTGAGCGACCATCAGGGATTCCCTTCGTGCCGCCAAAAATTTATCGTGTTCCAACGGTAACATGGGGTGCCCTCTTGGGAAGTGGGTTCAAATCGCGGTGCTGAGAAATGAAGATCATAATACATATCCCCAAGAAGGTGACAACCAGCATGAGAATCAACCGGCGTTCATGGGGTTCAAATGGTTCATGCATGATTGCCACCTTTATGGGTTAATGAGCCAGTGCATCGTTGATGATCTTCAGCATGGCATCCAGTTTAGATGCGCGGAGATAATTGCCACAGGATTTAACTGCCAGTAATTGAAGTTTGAGTGCGGCCAATGCTTCCATATAGATATAGACTGGTTCAACGGTGGGCAGGGGCCGGTCAACTTTGATATCCCACGCCAAGCAGATGGCTTCCATTATGGCATCAATGTGCTGGAGGGATGTGTAAACAGACCCCTTGTGGGGCTCTTCAATCTCGGGCTTGGTCTGGACAACCACGATGGGCTGAGTGACCGGCTTGGGCACCACAACCGGGGCCGGGGCTTCCTTGACCCAGCGGGACTTCTTGGCCGGAACCTTGATGCCGTTCCAGTGCCAATCGGGGGCATCCTGGAGCCAACCCCTGATGCGGCTCCAGGCGGTGCCGAAGGTGATGGTCTTCTGTTCCAGCAGGAACTTGTAGATGTCATCCACGCTGTATGCACCGGGCTTCAACTTCGCCAGGGCGGCGGATGCCCGATTCAGGGCGGGGGTCTTGTGGTGGTAGTTACGGGCCATGATAGCCTCCAGAAGAAGTTAGAGTTTGATGGTGGGGCACTTAGGTAGTTGCGCCAGAGTGGCATCCAGTTCTGCCAGAAATTGTTTACATGATGCTTCCAGTAGTATGATTTCCTTATTATCACGGTGGAAGCGACAAATGAAGTATTGATGTTCAGGGGGGAACCGTGGATCGTAGCTCATGAAGTCGCACCAGTCACGTTCACAACACAACATCTGCGCCCACATTTGGTAGCGGTATTCGCTAGGGACAACACCAACCATACGGTAATTCAGATGGGTAGCAGGCAGGGGGCACTTAATTTCCAGAAGCCCTTTGTCACCAACTAGCCCATCAGGCGAAGCCGCGATCCTGTCATTAGTTGGATGCAAAACAAGACCGACTTGGGTAACGGTTTGCAATGTCAACGAACTATACAATTCCCGCGCCTCCGCTTCGTGCTCAACGCCCCATAACATTGGGCCGGACTGGAAGCCTTCTTCAACGGGCTCCCCCGTAAGGGTTTCACAAACCAATCTGGCCCGGTAATTCCGCCTTGATGCCGCCTCCCCTGATTTAATGGACGCCATGATGTCTGCGGCATGGGAAGCGGTGATCTTGCCCGCTCTTGCGGCCCGCCATTCAGGGGTGCCTTGCACACAGTCGATGATTCGCATTAGAACTCTCCCAGCGGCAGACCCGCCTCTGCATCCTGGGGCTTCGCCCCCACGGTGCGCTTGATAAACTCCGTAGTCTGGGCAGCGAATTCCCCTTCGCGGGTCTTCAGGGTGGGCAGCATGGTCGCACCAGGGTATTTCGCCTTGGATGCCATGACCTTGGCGGTGAAGTCTTCCAGTTCGTCCAATTTGTTCTGGACCCGAAGATGGTTGCCAATTTTGTCCATGAGGGTAGCGAACTGGGTTTCGTCATCCTTGGTCCAGGTAGGCGCGGCGGCTTCCTTCTTGGGTTCCTGTTTCCCCGCAGTTGTCCCCTGGCCAGAACTATCCTTACCACTTACAGAATTCCCATCATCGTCTTCCTGGCCAATGCCAAGGACTGCGGCAGCGGCATAGCGGCGGCAATAGGTGGTGGCAGAGCCGATGGTCTGTGCCGAAACCAGTTCCGTCTTGCCCGTCTTCTGGCTGGTGGTGGGGAAGACCGGGGAAGTGGTTTCACAACTGTACCATTCCCCAGATTCATGCCCAAGCAGGGTAGTGACCTTGACGATGCCCCCCTGTTCGGTGCCCTCAAAACTGGGGAACTGTGCCAGGGAAAGCGCATTCTTGGCCAGGAGAGGCCGTGCGGTATTCAGCACTTCGCCCAGATCCGCATACTTGGAGTTGAAGAATGGATTCTTGCTGGACTTGGAAGCATTCTCCACTTCCCCCTGGAAGGTGCTGAGTGCTTTGGCGATAGCGCCAATGGTTTCAGAGGATTTCATCAGTCATCTCCTGGGAAATGGTTCGGGCATCATCCGAAGTGGGCTCAAACGCGGATTCGCGGTCAGGGTAGAATTCTTGCTTGCGCGGGGGTGGGACGAAGGGGGGCAACCCATGTGCCTCCAGGAATAGGGTCAACAGCCGCAGCGCGGCGCTATTGGGCTTCCTGCGGCCCTGCACCCAATTGCCGAAGGAACGGGAGGAAACCCCCATTGCTTCACACATATGGCCAATTGTGCGGTATTTTTTTCGCAAGATTGGCCAGGGTTCGGGAAGGATGTTTCTCATGGTTCCTCCATGTGTAACGGTTGACTACTTTGAACTTCAGGGAATATCCGGTTGCATCGCACTTGTCACACCATATCCACTCTCCATCTCTATCATAGGTTATGTGTCCACTGGAGTCAAGGTAATAATGGGAATACCACCCTGTCTCGCCATTGCATTCGGGGCAAACGATTCTGTGCATGGTTTATCCCCAATTAATATGGCCATATTAATAGTTGTGCTTGTGGCAGTACAAAGGGTTATGCTGGGATTAGTGGCGATGGTTACGGGCTGTGGTTCCTCTGTGCCATCAGTGTTCTCCTCCGCCATCCGGGTTCGCACGAAGTCAGGTTTGCTGGCTTCCGCTTGCCCCGCCTTGGCCCGTGCCATGCTGCGCTCCAAGTGCTCCAGATGCTTTCGTTTCCGGCACAGGTAGGACTGGCGGGCTTGGCCCAGATCGGGGTAACAGAGGCGTCTGCCGGGACCATTCAGGACGAACCGCTTCTTGTCTGACAACCCAAATGCCCAATCTTCAATGGTTACAAGATCCCCCCAATATTCCGAAACCCAGGCCCCACATGGGGTTTCCTTGATGACTCGGAAATGGCGCACCTTCACCGGAGAAGAAAAACAATTTGGGGGATAGTCCCCATCTTCCAGCCGATACAGGGTCATCCCCTTGAGCAATTTAACCACAGGCATTACGCACCTCCATGCATGGACTTAGGTTCTTCATCTTTCAGGATGGTCTTCTTGAAGTAGACCCGGCCAGCGGTGTGGTAAATGATCACGCCTTCGGGCTTCATAAAGCCGGGTGCGGCTTGGGAACCCTTGACTTGAAGCAGTTCCAGCGCCTGCTCCACATCTTCGGTATGGAAGTTGCCCCGGTAGAGAGTGGGGACCACAGAGCAACAGAATGGGCGAATGGTATTGTCTGCCCAGCGGTCCACGTTGAACAGGCTGAACCGCTTCTCTTTCATCCCGTAGTTACGCTGAATCCCTTGGCCCCACCATTCTCCAAAGTGCCGCCCTGGTCCCAGCAGCATCAATTCTTCCTGATGGGCCACACACCACCGGGCAAACCCGTAATTGTCATCCTCGGGGGTGATCCAACGGGTGCGGGAACCCACGAACATTGCCAACCCAGCTTTCTGGCAGATGCAATGAGCTTCAGGAACAGGGAACTCCTCAGGTTCCATGATCGCAATCTGTGCATTGGTGCCATCAATTTTTTCCGTAATGAAAATTTCCCGGCTCAACCGAGCGATCTTGGGAAAGTCTAGAAATTCCATATGCCCTCCAGTCAGTTGAAAGTTGCGGCCCACGCGCTTGGCCCCCACCGAACAATCCCAGCGCCGATCATTGCCAGGATCAAAGCAAGCAAGAGCCAGTGTCGCATCGTGCCTCCGGTGTTCTGATGTTGCACTCCCTATGATAGACCCAGTGGATGAGATTGCAAGATGCTTGATGAAAAAAAAATTTGCTGCGTTTAAACGTGTGATAACCCGGCCCCCAAAAAAAAAATAAAATCCCAGCCAATTCTGGGGGTTCCCCCTCCGCGCCCCATTTATAAAGTGTTGTGCAGATACGCCGTGCCACACTATATAATAGAATTCGTTTGGGCAGATTCCCATATCCGTATGGGGATTCGGACGATGGTGTGCGGCTGGCCATGGGAGGAGAGAATCTCCACGGGCGTATTCCCGCCCGCGCCCCGCAATTCGGCAAAATCTGCCCACTATCACCCCTGCCTGGGCAAATCCTGCCTGGTTATGGGCAGAATCTACCCTATAAATATAGCCGGTCGGCAATATTTGTCGAGTCAATTTTGCAGTCTATTTTTGTGGACCTGTCCGGCCTCCTTTCTATATGTTTAAACAAAACGTATCCCAGGATGAGACAAAGGAATGCCCCGGATACAATAACCCCCAGGTGGGAATGGCCCATCCTGGGGGTTAATCCGGGGCTATGGTATCAATTGATGATCTTAGCTGTCCCTCTCACTTTGTAGATATCTTGTCGAGCATGAATACCGCCTAAATCGTACATGTCCTTTAGACTTTGAGATAGCTTGGTAGTGAGGGCCTCATCAACGTCTGAATCAAAGCCCAGCGAATCGGCCAAAATTCGAGCCTCCCCAATCCAGGGGCATTTGTCCAAGGTAATCAAAGGTAGGGCCGGCTGATGGCCCTTGGACCCTCTGGACACGTATGCGTCATCATTCCACCAGTCGTTACCGTCCCAGCCCTGGTAACCGGCATTCCCATATTTGCGCCATTTGTTAGCCGCTGGGTCAGGCCCGACGGTGGGCAAGGACTCCCAATCCAGGGCTAGGCAAGCAGTTCTAAGATTTTTGAAATACAGGTAATCCAGCCGTTCGTTTACAGAATGATTGGCCGTGTACCCTATTGAAATATTTACTATTTCCTTGATGGTACCGGAAAATTCGGATGAATCGGTGTAACTACCAGTGCTCCAGGTATGGCCCATCCCTAACTTGCTTGCTAGGTCCGTGACAAACGCGCGGGAGGCTAAAACGCCCCTGGCCTGATCTGCCACAATATCCCTGTTACCCTTGCGATCAAAGGCGATACAGCGATCAATCCCAGTCAATTGGATGGTATCTTTGGCCGCCTCCTTAGCCGCAAGGCCCCCACATTCCTCACCCTGTGTAAACACATAAAGGGCCGGGATGCCTCCCATCATCAGAGATACCAGCATGGCGCATCCGGCCCCGTCATCGGCTCCCAGGATGGCTTTACCGGCGGTATCCACCCACCCAGAGTGATACCAGAGCAAGGTATTCAGCCCTTCCTGGCCCCTGGCCTCCACGGTATCCAAATGCGCCGCAAACATCGTCTTGGCCCCTGTTTCCCCTCGACAATCAATCCAAAGGTTATCCCAGGTATCCCGATGAATCACGGACCCCCTTGGGGCCAGTGCTTCAATATGTGTCATACACTCTTGGATGCCCTTGGAACCGTGGGGCCGCTTGGTTGACAGAAGATGCCAAAGGATTGGCTCAGGACAATCCAGGATTGTCTTGGGTTCTTTCTTTTTTTTAAACACTGGTAGCCATCCTTTCCTGGGCGGTACGCTTTTGTAATTGGGACGCGGTTGCAATCAATTCAAGAGAGCGGTTTTCATCATAGAAATTATGATAGCCGTTCTTCCATTCGACACCGTAATATTGATCACTGTTATATGCGAATTTAATAATGCCTGCAACATTATCAGGATTAGCTAATGATCTACCATATTTCTTGAGTCCATATTCACTTAATTTCACTTGATCGCCCAGCATAGGCTCCCATTGTTCCGGGGTAAGATGGTAATTGAAATGTCCGGCATCCTGTTTTAGAAGGATGGCCCCATCGCGGTCCCGAGTGCATGTTTTGATCTTTAGCGCATATTGGCCTTTTTTGACCCCTCCGGTCAATTGGATCAATGCTTCTGTATAGTGCAATTCTCCCCTAAAATCAGCAGTTAAATGAGAATTAAGTGCCCACTGTGTGTACCCATTTCTTTTAATCTGTTGACAATCTGCCTTGAGTACATAATTCCTGGAACCATTAAATGTTGTGGCAATGACAACATCTTGCCGATATTCCAATTTCCCGTTAACTTCAATGCAATGTTCCCAATGGTACCATTCCTGCCTTCGATCAATAAATCGACAGTTATCCCGGCGGAATATACGACCATCGGCGCATATCTGAACCAGTTCATCAGGGCACCAGGTGGAGTCAGAACATAGCGTCTGCCCTTCCCGAATCTCATACAGTACCGAGGTTCTTCCCCCGGTATTTTGTAATGACAAATTGCCCTTTGGATTAACCAACAATGCATTTTTATCTTCTTTGTCAAGAAATGCTTTTTTAACTTCGCCATCAATGTAAGGGGCCAGAAAATCAGCCCGGCCACACATGGGGATACGCTCAATTTTGCATCCGGTAAAATCCCGACATGTACTAAACCCCTGTAGTGTTAGCCATTCTCTCAGTGGTGGATCATCTCCGATGGTTTGATGGGATTCATTAGCATCCGAGCCATAGATACGGATGAATTTTTTTTCGTTTAAACGCACAATTGACCGGGCCTTTCCTTTTCCATTGCCGTCTTCCCGAACTGCCATTCCCCAGCCCAGCCGGGAAGAGTATACCTTGTACGGATGATTCTCCTCATCCCAATGCATTGTCCCGTTATGGTCACATCGGTGCATACAACTATGTGCGACTGACCGGATCATAGCCGCTGTCAATTCTTGATCGGTCACAATGCGAAAATTCATGGCGCTTGCTTGTTTATATTTGACAACAATGGTTTCAACAACATCCCCAGGTAATGCCGGAAAATGTTTTGCAACATACCGTCCCAATTTGCAGACGGTATGACGGCCAATTTCTCCATGTTCCATACACTGTGTATATGATACTTGCCCAGCATCTTCAATAGCGGAATGCGGGTATTCCTTGGCAATAATTATAGCAATTTCATTGCAGTAATCAACTGCTTTTTCGGAATCATGCCAGGCCATACCTAGTGTTTTAGCATAGGCTTCAATTGCCAGTACCGCTGCGTCCATAACTGCCGGATGTTTTTCTAGCTTGATTTCCTGGGCTAGCCACCTTTCCCCCTGGGAATACAGATGATTAATCCGTCGCTCAATTGCTTTTTTCAGACAATTCATACACATGGGATCAATCCTCCATTTTCTTAGGTGCGACGACAAAAGGGCAGGGGATCTTACCAGGGCCGGTTTTCTTGATCGTCTGGGCCTGAACCTCTAGGTCTTTGGCCCCTGGAATACGTGGATTGGGCCGGGGGCCCTCTTTGAGGATGACCGTCTTGAGTATTAGCAGGATAGGAATTGACATAGTTAGCCTCCAGTGTGTTTAAACGCAAGCAGGGCCGGTACTCACCCGGCCCCGCTGGATTAGATGGATTATCAGCCGGGGCGCGGCCCTAGCTGATAACGATAGTGATCCCCGCCTCCGTCAGAGAAATTGTGACGGAGTACTTGCCACTCTTGACCGTGACGGGGGCCGGGAAGGGCGGGGCGACCGGGGCCGGGAAGGGCGGGGCGACCGGGGCCGGGACGGGGGCCGGGCTGGGGGCCGGGCTGGAGATCTTGGCAAAAATGGCGTTTGCCAACCGCGTCAGGGCCGCGAAATCATTGGACTGCGCGCGGGGGAACTTGGGGCCGGTCGCGGCATAGCCGTAGGCGGCCTGCGCCATGGCCGCGATATCCGCGCCACTCATATCCAGGGCCGCGAAAATTTCCCGGTTATCCCCATCGTTGTGCGCCAGATAGGGCAGATTGGAGCGGCGAGTAGTCTTGACCGTATAGGTCAGGATATTGTCGGCTTCGTCACGAAACGACAGGGTATCGCCCACGGCCAGGATGCCAGTGATGTTGGAAATATGGTTCATTGGAGCCTCCAAAAACATCCGGGCGGGATTGCCCGAATTTATTGACCGTCTAGACGGTCAAATCGTCAATTCCGGTTTCAGGTTTCAATATTCGTTTTGGAAGAAACCCATTGGGATGATTGATTGTGGATTGTAGGCGGATGGTTGATATCATAGCTAGTAATGGTCAGTTCCCCGTTTGCCTGAGGATATACGCATTCCCGTCATAGCCCCGCCATACCTGAGCGATTTTTTGACCGGCCAGGGCCAGGGCATGATATTGATCCGTGGCGTTCGACCGTTTCAGATGGATTGCTAGCCGCTCAATCCGGGGCCAGATTCGGACGATGGAATACATCCCAGGTTGGCTATGGGCCGCGTCCAGGATGGATTCGATTGGATTGGATCGATTCATGGTCTTTCCTCCAGTTCAGGTTACACTCATTGGAACAATGTGCAAGGAATTATTTCCTTGCGTTTAAACATCAATATGTGAAAGGGGCCTCGCATATGCCACATTGGGGGATGGCCTTGTCTAGCCATTGCCGGGTAGTACGAATCACATAGCCGCATCCGGGGCATGTGCATTTGATCATGCGGGTGGTCTGCTTCTTTTTGGGATTCACTAGACCGGCTAGGGCAGAATGAGGATAGGGGCCGATGGCTTCCAGGACTGGCCCCAGACGTTCAATTAGCGCGGCCCCGGCATGGGTGGCCTTCATATCCCCCTCAAGCCCTATGGCTAATGCCGTAGTCTTAAATGGCCCATGATGTTTACACTTGTTCCCTACAGCCGCATGGACCAGTTCATGCACTAGGATTTCAGCCACGGTCACGGCATTGTCATATTTAGGATGAATGAATATTTGAGGCTTGCGACCATCTGCACTAGCCGCTGGGCTCCAACATTCCCCGATTGTTTTAGACCGGATACCGGATGACGGAAAACCGCAAGCTAGCTGGACCTCGGGGATTGGATGACCAAGGGCCGCGTACCAGGGCCGGATGGCATCAGTCACGGCATGGAGCCATGATTCACGAGCATCTATGGCTATGGATGGCATTGGATTCCCCTTAGAAGAGGATGGAAACAAGGATTGAAACGATACCGCCTAGGATGGCACAGACCAAAAAGCGTATGTTCATTTGCGTTCCTCCGTTTGGATCAATCGACCCAATGGAAGGATATGTCCGTTGGGTTTAAACGTCAATACCTCATGTGACGAATATCACACAACGGATGGATGGATCGCACACTAATAGAGGATATGGCCCAAGGTTCCCAGGATGGCCCATGCTTGCGCCAGGAGGGCCCAGGATGCCAGGGATACATCTAGCCTACCCAATCGGATTCGGCACATGCTGGTCGGCAAGCTCGACCTTGACCGATGGCTAAATGAAAATGGTTTTCATGTAGAAATGAGTTCTGTTTTGACAGGGTAGGCCAGATGAAAATGATTTCTATTTAGAACTAGGTTCTAGTCTGAGCTGAAAATAGAACGACCGTTCGTACTACTAGATGAGTGACTACTTATTACACACTGTGACTACAAAGTATCCATGCTCTATACATGAGCATACCTTACTCATATTCCATGAGCCTATCCATGCATCTTAATGCGTTAGCATCCCATACTATGCATCTAGTGTTTACACATGGTATCTATAATACATTGCTCATCATGCATTCAATGCTGGGTAACATGTGCATCATACATGCTGCTGATATCATTGGATGGAAGGATCAAGCAAAGCATGCCTAGTGCAACGGGAGGACGCCTAGTGCAACAGGAGGATATCCTTTCTTGCCCACTCACCCAATAAAATAAACATTAATCTTATCCTTATCATACAAGATATGCCCAGCTCCCCAGCCTGGCTAGGCACGTCCTGCCCAGTCTACCTGTGCTGCTGGGCAACGCTGGCCTAGCCCGACCCTGGCTGTGGGTAAGAATGACCGGGGGGACTGGGGACCACAAGCTTGGACCGGGGGGCGCGAGGGATATCCCCTCCCCAAAAATTTTGGAATTCCCAAATTCACAATTTCCCTCCCCCAAAAATTTGGCGATTTTTGAATTCACTGATCGGAACAACAAAAAGCCCACCTGTATGATGGGCAAGTATTGCAGTAGATTACAGTTTTACTTGATATTTGGAATGCTGAGATCAAACTAGTGACATTTAGACAGACAAAGAGCCTCCATCTTAGGATGTGAGTATTATGCGCTCAGGTCTGGATACTGATACAGACAGATTAGTGCAACAGATTACTCTTGTGGAGTCTGGAGTGCGGTTCACCATTCCAGGGGGATCGCTCCCGTGTATCTGCTCGGCCTATCGAACTGTCCTGTATGAACTTTGAGCCAAATGTCCATACAGCCTTTCCTCTGGCAAGCGGCACTAAACGCCGACCAGATTTTGCCGCCTTCAACTCACGGCTTCGATGAAGATTTCCCGCTAGCTCGTCGCTCTGTTGGCATTTCTCGCAGTTCTGGGGTGCCACCATCGGGTTCCTCTATCAGCGGTGCGTGACCGCCTTGGAATAATGGTCCACCCTTGCTGGTTCCTTGTCAATGGGCGCTGGGCACATTATGCTTGGTTGGGAGGAGTTTATGGATCGTCGCGTCCCCTATGTGTTGACTGATTTCCTGGCTCATGAATTTCGTGATGCGCGGGACCGGGAGCGGGCCGAGAAGAAGCGGCTGGAAAAGCAGAGACGCAAATTGGCCATGGAGAAGGCGGAAACTGCCGACCGCCTCAAGGAGAAGGATGTTCCGGTCATCCTGGTCAAGCGTACATAGAAAAACCCCCAGGTCACGATAACCTGGGGGCCGTCTTGGAGGACACTATGAAGTGGGTCGCTTGGATCAGGAAGCGCCCATCCCTAACCATCCCCAACTTACTTCAGAGCCTTGATCCTGTCAAGGGCGATCCTGGCGAGGCCATGGCTGTTCTCCACCGGGCTTTTCAGAATCTCCCCTAGTGCTTCCAGCGCAATGGTTATCCCCTCCAACGTAGTGAGTGCGGTTATGCGGAATAGTTCTTGCCCCAAATTCCGGTCCTGCTGGTCCAGGTCTGCGGTGGAGTTATCGCTTCTGGGCATCATAGTCACTCTGGTTGATCCCACCGATGGTGTCGGTGTGGATGCGGCTCATGGACCCGCTGCGGTCCAGAACCATGGTGATGTCGGTGTAACCTTGCTTCATACAATCCCTCCCGTTATGGGTAACTTGATGTTGAAGAATATAATTATTCGGTGTTGCAGTTCTTCATCACACTTCTCACATAGCCAGATGCGGCGCTTCTTTCTCCCTTCGCAGCAAAGCCGGACTTCAAACAGCGCATCAACGCCTGATTTACCACAATGGCGGCACTTCATGTGTTTCTCCTATGGCTGGGGAGGAAGGAATCGAACCTTCAATAGCCGCGTTCAAAGCGCGGTGCCTTACCATTTGGCTACTCCCCAAATGGCTCATGGTAACATGACTTCCTGGACGCACACCCGCAATCCCAGGCATAACACGCAGACCGTCAGCGCATGTCCCGGCAAGATTTCCCTGGTCTTCTCCCACCAGAAGCCTACTGCCCAGGTCTTAAAGTCAAACCCAAATCCGAGTGAAACTGCGGTTGCGCTTCTCATCAGAATCTCCCGGCTTGGTTTGCGGTCATGGATTGGGTGTAATCCGGGGCCATCATCGCTGCCCGCTGGTGTTCATACCACTCCCTTTCCGCGTCCACCCTGGTTCTCGGGTTCCGATCCAACTCTTGCTGATGCAACTCTTGCTGATGCAAAAATTGGTAAACACGTTGCAATTCCTCACGCATCCGGCCCAACTCATAACGCAACCCCTCACATTGCTGCTCCAGATCGCAGAACCGCTCATGGGGATTTTTGAAGGTGTGGGGTTTCTCGGCCTCAGTAGTTTTGGTCATGTCACAATTATTAACCCATGACTGGAGTTGGTCTGCCCTACCAACCATAACCGATGCCGTTGCCGTTGCAGATGTCCTCACTGGCGGTGGGACACTATAGCGCGTGATCTCACCAGTCGTAGGGTTGCGGACCTCAATCACAGGGGGGACTGACTGTCTGTTTTCCGCAGAAAATTCGCGTTGAAGATCCAGTTGGTTGGGCTGCCGAATCGTCTCCCTTATGCTAGTTCGCTCTGTGGCTGCATTGGCAATTGCCCCTTCGGGCCGTCCGGGTTCACCGTTCCTCCCGGTTCCAACACCGCCTTCTGGAACCAGTGTGGCTTGTGCGTGGTCTTCTCCCCGCTCCTGGCTTTGGGCACTCGCTTGAACCCCCTCGGGACGATTTTGCCTTTCATGTGGTTCACTTCTAAGTAGATTTTCCATCCCTTCGCGCTGTCTTTGCTGATCCGCGCTTGGTCTGCCCAAGATTGGCATGTGTCACCTCCATGGATACATTTGCACTGATTCCTCAGCCATTCGTTTTACTGCCAGCAGGGACATTTCTGGCCCCTGAAGATGCCCATATGCTATGTAACGCAACACCTTGCGGTAGAAGTCCCGCTCATCACTGACATCCCGCAGTAGATCCGCCACCGGCGCCGGGACATCATAATTTTGCTTGTCAATTGTGATCATCGTCATCATCTCTCCGGGGCGGATCATCTACCCCAAGTTTAAATGCGCCAACACCTTCTGGCAATGTGCGGCAGACGAATTGGTTCTGCATCCCTCGGTTCTTACACCATGAATTTGCGGATGCCACCAGGGAGTGCATGACCTTCTCTGCTTCCTCCGGGGGACAATGCACCAGAAACATCTCCCCTCCCTGGAGAAGCCGCCAGGGGTATTGGTCCCGCTGCCCATGGCGCTTCTTGGGTGGAGGATCAGCCTTGTGGATGGTGATGGTATATTCACTGAACATGCTTGCTCCGCTTCGGGTCTACCCAGCCATCCTTCCTGGCCGACTTCGCTAGCACAGTTCGTAAGGTCTGGGTGGCTCTGATAATCAGATCCAACTTGTGCATGGTGCAAGCCCATACCTCTGCCTCCGCTCCTGGGCTTGCCAGATCCAGGTTGACAATATTGCTGCAATCCGCAATCTTCCATGTTGGGTAGCCATCTCCATCCACACTCACATAGATGGCTGCGATGCTATTGTAATTTGGAAGGTTCAGGAATTCCCTGATTTCCAAGTTGGGTTTGCGGTTCCGCACGTTATATCTCCACAGACTCAATTTCGTGGATCAATGCCTGGGGATCTTGCTCAAGCTGGCCCATCACCCCCAAGATCGCATCACTGAAGCCAGCCAAGCAGAACACCTTGGGCTCGGGGAATTGCAGAGTGCCATCCACACTATTCAGGTTGAACGAATACAGGTAAGGGGTGGAACCAATGTCCTTGCAGTATGCCTTGAACGAATCCTGGACATGGACCGGAGAAGCGTAGTAGTAGCCATCCGGCTTCATCCAGGACTGCATATCCGACAGAATGATGATTCGATCATACTTCTTGATCCCGATGGCGCGGAAAATGGAGTGGAAGTTGGTGCCACCATTGACTCTCTGGCGCAGAATGGTCTTGGAAATGCTATTAATAGTGTCGCCGGGGTTCAATCCGGTGATCGGCTGTGCGTTGTTGGCAAACTGAAGGATATCTGCCTGATCCTGAGACTTATAAAGAACCGCTGCCAGCAGGGTGGCAATCTGGATCGGCTTGCCATCCATGGACCCCGAGCAATCCACCGCGATCAAGGTCTTGCCATGGAACTTGGGCACATTGGCCACCGAGATTTCCATAGCCGCATTCAGCGCGTGGACCACCGGAGCCTGGACCAATCCCTTGACCGCATCCAGCGCGGTCTGGAACTGGAACGGCAGTACCTTGGACTTGGCAACCTGCTTGGGGTCCACCAGGAACGCCAAGGCGAGGCCCATAGCTTCCGGGGCATCCTTGGCGATATTCCGCAGGTTTCTCAGCGCGGCGAAGTAGCCCAGCTTCTTCTTGGTCAGAAGGTCGGTCCATGCTTCCTTCTTAGCCTCGGCCTTGGCGGTGGTATCCCCTTCAACCTTGCCAGCCCCGGAAACCTTGGTTTCCCAGGTTTCTGCCGCAGCCAGAGTGCCCTTCATCAGTGCAGACAGGGCTTCAGTGGCCTTGGGGTGGCAGATGTTGACCGCATCCCAAAGGTTCATATCCTTGCCGTCAGCCCGGTACTTGGCCAACTGGTAGGCATCGAACCGGACCAGGGCATTGCCTAGACCATCCTTGAGTGCGTTGGGGATCTTCTTCCTACCATACTTACCAGTAAAGTAAGAAAGGATTTCGGTCACATCATCAACCCGGAACACCACCTTGTCGAAGAACTTGCGGGTCCACTTCTCGCCCTTGACCCGCTGTGCCAGTTCCCCGGCAACCACATGGGACACGGTTCGCAGGAAGCCCTTGTGGCGGGTGTAGAGCGCAGCCTTGGCCGCGAACAGGGGGTCTTCAATGGTTTTGGTCAGTTCCGCGATCCGATTGGCCGACTGGTCGCCGGTCTTGTAGTAGGTATCGCCACAAAGAGCCGTCAACAGTGCCGTGGCGTATTCCGCCTTGGGGGTTGCCTGGAAAGCTGATCCACCAGCCACGTTAACCGTGGTGGGGATGGTGATCTTTGGGGTGGGAGTATTGAATCGTGCCATACTGCCCTCCTAGATGTGTTTGTGATGACGGCCATGAGCCTTGATGCGTCCCATGGTGGATTGGCCAGTTCTGGAGATTGGGGTGTATCTGGATCGCAACAGATGCAAAGCTGACAAGTTAACGCTGCCGAACTTCTGCATCCCCTGAATCTGCTTGCGTTGTTTAGGGGTTTCGTTCATGGCTTTCATACTGCTCCATAAAAAAGGCCCCTTTTGGGGGCCGAGAAGATCACAGGGAGAAAATTGGGAGCGGGGTACCCCTCGCGGGGATGCCTGGAATTGAACCAGGGACTTAAAGCTTACAAGGCTTTCGCTCTACCAGCTGAGCTACGATGAACCGCTTTCCGTGGCTACCCTGTGACATTCTTGACCCGGAGGAAACTAGCGGTTGGTGTTTTTCTACCAAAGAAGTAACCAACCACATGACTGCCGGGGAATTGTGAAAGAACTGAATGGAACCCTTGGAGAAATATGGCAACGGGGCATTTGTATTGTGGATGCCAACCCAGACATGGGATACGCCCAGTCACGTCCTGCGAGATGCCGAGTTGCCCCGGCTACACAAATGCTGGATTGCTCCAGCTGGAGCACGGTTTCCCGTGCAGTCGTTGCCCCTTTCGGTGCAATACGGTGAACTCGTTGGCCTGACTACCAAGGGTTGAGAATGATCTGTTGCTTAACCAGTATCGGGTTTGGATGGGTCATGTCAACCCCCCGAGTGAAAAATATTTAAACTTTCTCTACCGCCTGGGCAATCTGATCCGTAGCCGCCTTCACCGCAGCGGCATCCGCCTTGGCTTTGGCATCAAACTCGGCATACAGGGTCTTCACTTCCTTGAACAGCGCGGCCACATGGGCGGCATCCGCTTCGGCAGCCCCCTTCTCTTTGGCCAGCCATGCTTCGACCTTGGCCAGCAGTTTGCCGATGTAGGTGCCCCCCCAGACCCCGAGGCCACCCCCCAGGACCAGTCCAACCAGACCGTAGATGAGATTTTCAGATGTGGGCATAGGCCCTCCTAGTGCAAGAAGTGGTGGCCGAGGGCAAGCACACCCTCAATGCCGATGGTGAGTCCCGCGCCCTTGATGCCGCCCTTCCAACCCGCAGAGCGGTTGGCGGCTATTTGGGCATCCAGCGCGATCTTGTTCAGCGCGTCCTGCTTCTGGTAATTGGCGATGATCACCCCATCAGTGGCAATCTGGGTAGTCAACTTCAACACCAGGGTCTTCTGGTCAGCGACATCTCGGGTTAGTGCAGCAATTACATCGTCCTTGAGTGGATCAGCAATTGGGAAGATAGGGTTGGTTGCCGGGACAAAGGCGGGACCAGTGGCGGGGATGGGGGGCAGCGGTTTGGGGCGGCGATTCAGTTGCGCCAGCAGCTTCATCGCATGGGCATCGGAATCATTAGCTTTCTTCCGCGCATCGGTCGCCGCCTGGGATTGGGCAACACGCAACTTTAATTCAGTCTTCACCTGTGCCTCCAATGCGCTTTTTTGCAGTTCCGCAGCCATGGTTTTGGCGGCTTCATGGCCCCCCTGCTTCCAGATGCCAAGCCCAAATCCTACCCCAAGACCGACAATCAGGGAGATCAGAACCCACTTCAGCGTGTTCATTCCAGCACCTTTCGATCAGTTTCAAGTATAGGGCACCCGTCCCTGAACTCCAAGGGCCATTCTTTCGTTTGTGGGATATTTACAGCCAGCCAGTCCAGGAATTTCTGGAACAGCGGCCCCGCTTCCTCTGGCTTCAGGGTGCGCCCACTCATCTTATGTTTGATCTCCGCACGAACCCCACCAAATCCGAATTCAATGAGTATCCCAGCGCTATCCAGGATCAGATAGCCCTGGGATACCTGTTTGACTAGCCAATGGATTGGGATGCCATCCGCTCCCAGAATTGGTTCGGTTGCGGCTTCCAACCTTTCACGGAAAGCCAGGAGGGTTTCTTCGGGGTTGACAGGCATTTGAAACTCCAAATATTATGTGGTTGGAAAGGGACGGTGGTATCCGTTGTCGCGTCCTCCTGGGGCGGCGAGTCGGAAGCCATCGGGGCCATGCAGGACATATCCCGCACATCGGCTACAAACAGCCGACCGTCCTGTGCCATGACTACGATTTCGTTGCAGTTCAGTTTGGCGATGATCATTGCTTTCTCCTGTGGAGGATTTGCCCTCATACAGAAGATAGAGAGATTTACCCAGCAAGTCAATACTAGATTGCTTGACAGCCGTGGAATAAATGTTATTCTGATGATGGGACAAATCCCAATAGGAGTTTCCATGAGTGGCGAAACCACGTTTGCCAACCTGATTGACACCAAGGAAGCGGCTGTTGCCGTTGGCCTGACCTACAGTGTCATGCTGGGCCTTCGGCGCAGCGGTAAGGGTCCGAAGTGCGTGAAGGTCGGGCGCAAGTATCTGTACGACAACGATGCCGTGCTTCAGTGGCGCAAGGACACTTGGACCGCTTAACCTAGTCACGGGGAATCCTGCCCTTGAAGGGCACAAGTTTCCCACCCCCCCTTGGTTCTGGCACAGGATTCCCTTCTGAACGGAAGTGGGTTCTGTGCCATTCAATTTGCTGCTTGACGAAGCGGTCTTCTTCCGCGCCCCAGCATTTCGGGTGGCCGCAGGTTTCCCTTGCCCCGGAGTCTGGGTCAACCCGGTAGGGTTCCCGCTCATGCCCCTCCACTTGGTAGGTGAAGAAGATATCCCCACAGTAGGGGCAACGCTTGCCCAGGGTTCGGGTGAATACCAGTCCCATGATGGTTTCCCTGACCTCCGGGTGTGGTTCTGCCCACATGGCCTTGCACTCATAGTGCCAATCCTGTTCTTCACGCTGGGTCTGTTTCATGTGCTTCAATCTCCCGGTTGGTGATCTCTGACTGGTAGTAAGCCTTCCACTTAGCATCTTCTGTTTTGCCAAAGAAGTATTCAGCGGCCTTGACCCAGTTCCGTCCCCTCTTGTAGCTATCCACATATTGTTTGGCAATCTCAACACATATCTTCAAATCACCACCTTCCTGCTGAATGTCTGCCAATCTTGCGGCAAGGAAGCGGGAATGAGTCTCTGGGACGTATTGGGTAGGATCAGCCGCACATTTCTTGGGTTGAATGTCTTTCTTTCCATCTGGCCAGAATTCAAGAATCTCATTGGTTGCTTCAACAACATCCAAAGGAAACTTCTGATTCCAACTAGGCTGTTTTTGCCTAGTTGGCTTCTTTGGATTGTGGTTTGGGGTTATAGGGTTAAAGGATTGTGGATTGTGGATTGGGTTCACCAATAGGTCTACCTGTTGGTATACCACTTGGTTAACCTGTTGGTCTACCTGTTGGTTAACCAATAGGTTATTTTTGGGCCTTCCACCCCTCCCTCCAACCGTTTTCTTCATGGCTCTAAATTCTTCTGCCTCCATCCTCATCCCCTGCCCAATCAGAAAACCAATCCCGAGTGGTCCGGTTGGATCATCCAAAGATGCATTGTTGATCCCTGCAAATAGGCCAGCCAGAAACAATGCATGATCACCTTCCTTGACCAGCGTGGCATATGCTGCATTGAATTCATCTATGTTGAGTCTGAGGTTCCAAGTTCGGGAAATTGTCATTATGACAACTCCTTCCCGATTTCTTCCAACCTTCTGGCCGCTCGTCTTAACATCAACGCAGCGGCATGTGCATCAGATTGGGCTTTGGGGAAAATAATGATTGCCGAAGGTGAGCCATTGGCCGCTGTCCCGCTTAGAGCTACAGCCGAGCCATGTAGGTCAACCTTCATCAATCCGGGCACATCAAACGATTGCAACACCCAAGTCATGCGACCTCCAGGGGAAAATGTAGATGGTTCATATTACGAGAAACCCCCATGGTGCACAAGGGGGGGGTGCCCCACCCCTAAGTATAATGCCGTAAATTTACTATTTTATTCCTTATAAATTAACGAAACATCGCTATAAAATAAATTTCAGGGTGGGGTTGACTGTTGCACTGAATGTTGTATCTTTCATTTGCGCCGGGGGTTCTGGCCTTCGCGGAGACTGGACAACCCCCATTTCTGCCGTCCTGGGGGTGCTGGCCCCGGCGCAATTTGTGAAACGGCTTCACCCCCGCAAGGTCGATGACGGGGTGAAAGCCGAAGGGATCGACACCCAAGGGGAGAGCAACCTCCACCCAACCAAGCCGCCGCCACTCCGTTTTGGGGTGGCGAAATTATTTGTGGCGCATGGGTTTGGATGGTTGTATCATGGGTATGGCACTTCAGCCATCGGGAGCTATGGGATGAGAGACTGGAACTCAATCGTGATTATTGGTTTTGTGGGGCAAGATGCGGAACTAAGAACAACGCCAGCGGGTAAACAGGTGCTTCACTTGTCATTGGCAACTTCGGATCGGTGGCAAGACCCGGTTACGAAAGAGTGGAAGTCCCAGACCGAATGGCACAATTTGGTGGCTTGGGAGAAAACCGCAGAGACGCTGGCCCCTCTGGCGAAGAAGGGCAATCGCTTGATGATCCGGGGTAAGTTGCGCTACCGGGAACAGACCAAGGGTGAGGTCAAGTTCCGCGAAGCGCAGATCAACGTGGAAGACTACGGGAAGATGGAAAAGACCGACCGTGTGGGCGGGGAGACTTCTACCGGCCCCGCTGCACCTGTTGAAAAGCCTGAATTTGATTTCTAGTCATGAAGCCAATCACTGAATTTAACCAAAAGTTTGTGATCTATTCCAGAGAATTGATCGGGATAGTGGCTACAACTCAGTACAGTCGCATACAGCGATGGATAAACTTTTGGCAGAATACCTGGGATGCTAAGTTTATGGAGGACGAATAATGCGACCTAGTGGTATCAAGAAAGCAGAGAAGGAAGCCGAGCGGTTCCTGAATCGGGTTAAGGAACTACGGGAGACTGATCAATTGCCAAAAGTAATTACCGAGAAAGACTGGTGTATGGCTGGTTCCAGAGAGACTGGAGCGGTGCGCCGTGCATCCCTAGACCTCACCCGTGCCCTTGCTGCTATGCGGAAGGGTTAGCATTCACATGACTAACCCAATTACCGACATCCCTGATCTCCACGGCGAAATGTGGATACCGTTTGCACCCACCCCCAAGGGAAGGCCCCGTCTGTCCAAGTATGGGGGGGCTTTTACCCCAAGGCGAACCAGGGAAGCGGAACACTTTATCCGTGACTATGTGAAGTATCACAATGTAATCAAAGAACCAATCCCATATCCACTCGCAATCTCAGTGAGATTCTTTTTCAAGGGTAAAACGACAGCATATCACGCTATTCGCCCGGACTTAGATAATTGTCTCAAGTTACTACTCGACTCACTGGGGCCACATTACTACACATATCTGGGTGTAAAGACTTTGGCGAAGGGGTTGCTCTACTGTGATGATTGTCAGGTGGTATCAGTCATGGCAGATAAGTATATCCACCCAATACAGGGTATATGGGTAAGATGGCGAACAGTTCAATATCCATTTACGGTTAAACATCCTCTGGAGTCAGAATGCCAAAAGTCTGTTTGAGTATGATCTGCCGCAATGAAGGCCACTGTATTGAGCGATGTCTCAATTCGGTCAAATGGCTGGTGGATTCCTATCGGATCGTAGATACTGGGTCTACTGATGATACCGTGGAAATTATTAGTAGGGTGATGGAAGAAATGCCTGGGGAGATTATATCAAGCCCTTGGCAGGATGACTTCGCCTACCACCGGAATCTTGCTATCCCATCCATGCTCCCTGCCGAGGGGCGCGGTCCAGAGGATTATTGGTTGCTCATGGACGCAGATGATGAGATGGTAGTGGGGATGCCCTTTCTGAAGGAAGCACTGGTCGATCCTATCTATGCCATCGGTAATGTTGAGAATGACATGACCAACTTCCGTGCCCATTTGATTCGTATGGACCAGGATGTGCGCTGGAAGTATGTTCGGCATGAGGTTTTGGACCGCATGGGGACCGTGAGTCTATTGCGGCCCGAGCAGATCAAGATCCAGATCCACCATGAAGGGGCACGGTCGAAGAATCCAAACAAGGGGATTGATGATGCCATCGCTATCCTAAAAGACCTCCCCAACTGGCCCCAGGAATCATCTGAATATAGATATTATACCTTCCTGGTGGGGTGCTGCTTCACTGATTGCCGAATTTACGATAAAGCCGCCGAATACTTCCGAAAATACCTGAAAATGGTCACAGAACAGGACAATTTGGAGAATATCTGGATGGCTAATCATCTTTTGGCGGTCTGTGCGGCCATGGAGCGGAAGCCAGCAAATGAGGTTGTGGAAGCATATATGGCAGCAATTAATGCCGATCCTGAGCGGCTGGAATCCTATTTCCTGCTGGCGCGGTATCTGATTGACCATAATTGCTTACAATCGGCCAAGATGATCGCTGGTTTGACCCTGAAGATGGAGAAGAAGGTCTATATTTTAAAACACATGACTACTTGGTGGGATATGCGGGACAAGTTCTACCAGGAACTTTGTGAAGCCATTGCGGAGGAATCAAAATGAAGTACCTGGGCCTTATTTCCAAGTTTGACGCTGCCGTACTGGAGAAGTATGGCAAGTGGGCGGGAAAGACGCTGGAGTTTGGCATGGGCGGGTCAACCATGATCTTTGCCCAGTGTGGGACCCAGTTGTATTCCCTGGAGCCTGACCCCTATTGGATTGACCGAACCCGGTCTAATCTGGTGGATTTAGGAGCAGATTTCAGCAAGATCCGGCTCATGGAATATAATCTTGGGCTCCCTGGCTGTGATGGGCAACTGTTTGATCTGGTCTTCGTGGATGGCACCGCCGAAGACCGCTTCCCCTTTGCGCTGGCCGCATTCCAGCGACTCAAGTTGGGTGGCTGGATTCTGTTCCATGATACCCGCTGCAAGGAAGACCTTCGGAACATGCTGGATATGATGCTGGTCTATCAAAATGAAATAGGCGAAGTCAAAATGAATATGGACCACAGTAATATATCTGGCTGCACCCGGAAAGCCCCGGAACCCCAATATGATTGGAGTAAAGCGGAAGGCCGGACTCGCTGGATGGATGGGCTTGAGCCGCCGCCCGAAGGTTGGGTTAACCTGCTTTCTTAGGAGTTGCCATGTATTTGATCAAGACTGTAGACAATCGCGGAATTGAATCCTGTGGGTATCTGACCCCCGACAAGGTAGATATGGAGAATTACTGTGTGAAGTTGATGACTACCCTTCTGGGGTCCATCAGGAAGATTCGCGTTTACACATGCCCAGAGCAGAAACATGATACGGTCTTTGTTCCTCATCATGGACTGGCGGTATGGGTTCCAGGGATGGAGTTGACCAAGGAAATCAGCGTGGGCCATTGCCCAAGAAACAAGCCCGACTAGGCGGGTATTGCGTATATATACTAAATGCTGCATCATGGGACAGGGATAAAACCCTGTCCTTTTGTGTATGGAGACATAAATGTTGAAACCACAGGATATGTTTGTTGGCCCCATACTGGACTTCAAATCGTTTGCCCGGTCTGTTGAATTGTTCGCAGATCATTCCAGCTTCTTTTATCATGGGTGGGATCTAAATGGTGTTGATTTGTATCCGCAATTCCCATTGTGTGTGGAAAGTGATCAGGGTGGCCATCTTGTGTGGATCATGGGGCTGGTTATTGGCAACCGTCCTGGCAAGGCGCTACTGGTTGGAGTGACCAAGATTCGTGGGTTCAAGAACAATGTCCATTCGGCGTTTGAAGTCCTGCCGGGTATCCCGGCCAATATGAATGAAGAATCTCGGCAAACCGTCCTGCGCGGAATCCGAAAGAGGATGCGGTCTGGTATCGCCATCCTGGCTAGAAAGGCAGACCTAGTGGCTTACAACGACCCAAGGGAGCATAGCAATGAACTACTATCCGTTCTATCGGACCCCCAGGCTGACGGTTCAAAGAGGGGAAACCGAGACGAATCTAAAGATTTCCGATGGGCGGCTTCTTTTAAGGACTCCGCTGCCGACAACGGCCACGGATGAAGACCTAATAGCGGCTGCATTTAAGGAAATCATGTTCCTGGTAGCGCGGGATCTGGTGGACATCATCCCATTTCTCAGGGAGTTTGATACCGAACAACCCTGTATCCGTATGCCCATCCAGGAAGCCACCAAATTCCGCCGATTGGCATTTCTACGGGGGCACATCCCCTATCTAACCCGTGGTCTAGCTAAATTGATTGGCAAGACATACTGGGTCAGGGCAACCAAGGCGCACAAGAATGTGCCGGAAATCTTCCAAGGGAATCTGGAAAAGATGCAGGTTTACAGTTGTGATTGGGTCTGCGGGGAACTCCCCGATCACTTGCACGACGATATTTACGCCAATGGCAAGCCGGGTGGCGGCAGGGGATTCAACCGGGAAGAAATCTTTGTTACCGCAGATGAGGCGGGGATTGTCATCTCCAGCATCCCAGAACACCCGCTGGAACGGCAGAGGATCACCATGGAGGTCGGGCCGGACAAATCCAAGCCAAAGATGCGTAATGACTTGCGCCCATTGCCGGAAGACCTGAAGGTGTCCCCCAAGTTCTACAACATGGATGAGGATTTTATCCTGGCAACCAGGGAAAAGGGTGGCAATACCCTATCGGACAAGACCTTCAGCAGTATCCTGATGCGGATCAAGGCCGATGCACGGCAACCCATCTACCGGATTGATGCGGAACCAGCCAACCGCTACCAGATGATGCAGTACATCCCATGGGCAATCACTGAGGGGAAGACGCTGCGGGACATCTGCAAGGGGGTCAACGGAACTCCCTCCATGCTGGAGATTGCCCGGTGGCTTCAGTATTACCCGGATTTTCGCAGGGAACTGGAACAGGCGGAAACCATCCAGGCCCAGGTCTTCATGGACCATGCCCAGGAAATCATCATGGGGCTAGAATCGGATACCAGCAAGGAAGCACTGGGGGTGGCGAAGGCCCAGACTAATTTCCTGATGAAGCGGGCTGCGCTGCAATCACCCAAATTCATTGAGAAGAAGGTCATCCAGACTGAGAATCTGGACATGAAGAACGAAGCGGAGGTCAAGCGTAAGCTGAAGATGTTGCTTAGGGGCGAAGCGGTATCTGACATCATCGAACTTGAGCCGATGGAACCCGTGTCCCATCCCGTCCCTGAGTTTGGAGATGCCGATGCCATATAACAAAGCCCCCCGCCGAAGCGAGGGGCCAGCGCGGGGCTACCACCAACTAAGTGTTGGGGCTATTGGAGAATGCACCAGACATGCTCTGGATCTTCTTGCGTTCCTTTTCGACGCGCTCCAGATACTTGCCTTTGATCTGCACCATGGCATAAGGATCGGGGTTAGCCGGTTCAGCCATGTGGCAACTGAAAGATTCACCCGTTTCGCAGTTCGTTACGTGGATGTTCTGATGGGCCACATTGCCCCCTCGGTCATCGCCCTGGAGATAGGGGGGATGCTTGGGACGCTTGGTGAGCACCTGTTTGGCACTCGGGTTATTGATAGGCATGAAGCCCCCTTACTTGTGCGGAGTCTTGTGGCTTCGGCTGTGATGAGGATGCTTGGGATGATGCGGATTGTGTCTCGCACCGTCACCACGCAGTTCGTGCGGATGGGACATTTCGTTGTAGTCATACTCACCGGGATGATCAATACCGGAGCCTTCCTGGGTAGTCATCTCCTGGAAAGTATGGGTAAAGTGTTTGCCCAGATGCCCTTCCTTGGCGTGGGCATCCAGCATCTTTTCGTGGCCCTCCATATGGTCAACATGCTCACCGAGCACTTCCCCGTGGGGGCCATCGGCAAATGCCTGGGGCGGGAGAACCACAGCGGCTTCAGCCAGAGTGGAATGGCCAGGGGTCTGGATGGTCCCGCTGCCAATGATTCGGTGGTACTTGATATTCAGTTTTTCTTGGACGGTCTGCATGGCTTTCCTTCTCTGGTTGGTTGCGCCCGGAACTGGGCATTCTCGACCCACCACGGGTCAACTTCAGTGTAAGTTCTTTAAGCGGGGGTGCAAGTGGCTGGCGAAAAACGCAAGTTTACCGAAGCAGAACTGGATGCGTTGGTGGATCAGATGTCTCTGGCCCAGGCGGATGCAGCGGTTGAGGCTATTGAAGCATTGGCATCCCGCAAACGAGAGGGCAAATTATACCAATATGAGCCACAGGATCACCAAGTTGCGATTCATGCGGATAAACACAAGATTGTGGATGTAAGAGGCGGGAACAGGTGTATGGGGGGGGAACAATTAATTTATGACCCGGTTGCACACCAGACAATGCGGATTGACCAAATCAATGGCGATTTTCATGTTTGGGCATGGGATGGGAAGAACAAGGTTATTGCTTTGGCTCATCAACCATTCCAAAAGGCAAAGGATGATCTATACCAATTGGTGTTTGATGATGGAACTGAAATTGTAGTTTCACCGCATCATTTATTGTGGGGTCCAAAAGGATGGCTTGAATGTTCCCTCTATGTCGAGCAACGCGAAGCCTTTGCTCCCCATCCGGCGACCAATTGGGACATCTACCCGCAAGCTCATCTCGGAGATGTTGACCATTTGAAGTATACAATTCAAGGTTCTCAATCCGATTATCAGTCACATCGCTATTCTTATGATGGACAACTTCGCCCGGTTCCAACATGCGCCCAAGAAATTCAGCCATCACAAGCCGATGTTCGGGAACGTACGCAGCCTTCCTCCCCTTCCCCATTTTTCGGGCCATTGGATGCCCTGGGCAATGGACTAAAATATACCCATACTTGTCAAAATTCCTTCCCCCCTTCCACTCTGGGTGCCCTTCGCCGCCACGCGGCCCTCTGCGTTGGCAGCGTATTCCAAACCGCTTACACGCTTTGGAAACGAGCTTGGGATTTACTCCAAGCCTTTTGCCAATTTCTTTATGAGTCAACAAATCAATTTCAACCCATTGCCGCATCTGGTCCACGGGCCAATCATACCCCGCTTGATTTTTCCCAACGCCCCGGCCTCTCCCGTCCACTTTCGGTTTCCACTCCATTTAACACCTCCAATAGAAGTGTAATGCAAATCAATTACCTCCGCAATGATTTTGTATGGGATTTTTTGATGGATGATTACAATAATTATTTTATTGGTGATATTTTAAACCATAATAGTGGGAAGTCTGAAAGTTGTGCATTTACAATGGCTTGCCACATAACTGGTATTTACCCTGATTGGTGGCAGGGGCTAAGATTTACCGAAGCATACATATATGGGGTTATTTCAATCAGTACAGAACAAATGAGGAAATCTGCACAAGTCAAGTTGATGGGCGAACCGCATGAGATTGGCACTGGCTATATTCCCAAGGACTTGATTGTTGATTATGCATGGAGAGCCGGAACCAATGGATGTTTGGACTGGGTATTGGTGAAACATGCATCAGGGGGCATATGTCGTATTGAATTCATGGTCAAAGAGCAAGGAGCTGCTAAATTCCAAGGCTTTGCATGGAAAGTGGCATGGTTCGATGAGCAAGCTGATATAGACATCTTTGTGGAAGTGCAGATGCGTCTGATTGATAATCAGGGGTATATCATCATGTCTTACTATCCAAAAGATGAGGAACCAGAAATGTTGGATCTACTTGATAAAATGCCATCTGATTACTGTAGCCATTACGAGTTCCACATGGAGGAGAACAAGACCTTGGACCCTGCTGAAATCGAAATGCATAAGAAAACCATGCCACTTTGGATGCAGGAAAGCCGGTTGTATGGACGATCTGGGTCTGGGGAAGGGCGCATCTTTGCTTTCAGTAGGGATGATTATGTGATTGATCCATTTGAAGTGGAGCCACATTGGCCTAGGATTGGTGGGCTAGATGTTGGGCTTGAGCATGGGACCAGTGCGGTTGCATTGGCGTTGGAATATATAAATAGGAATGAACCTCCAACTGTATATGTTTACAGAGAATACCTGCGATCTGGGAACCTGCCAGGGGTCCACTCCGCAGCATTGAGGGCATGGGGGGATATTGAGTTTAAGATTGATACTAGCTCACATCGAAGATCACCCACTGATGGTAAGCGCGTATTTGATATGTTCCGCGAAGATGGGTTAGATATTGCGGATGCCATCACTAAAGGTGGATCTGTCTTTGAATCCATCCATATGATTAATGAAATGATTGCAGAGAAACGGCTGTTTATATTCTCTACTTGTAGGGAATTGATTAAGCAAATGGGTGCATATCGCATGGTAAAGGCGAAGAATGGGGCAATGAAGGTAACAGAACGTCACGATGATACGATTGACGCACTCCGTTATGCAATCATGGCCCTTGACCAAGCGCGAGTCCCAGGAACCACCACTGTTAAGCCAATCCCTAAAATTGTCCAATGGACACCGAAGAACCGTAGGGTAGGGCTTTAATTCCTCATCCCCCTCTTGACACGGCATATTATGCCCACCACACTGGGGGATGGAGATTATAGATGCCCCAAGGGCTTTCATTAATATCAGAACCGTCTGCCCCCCCATCAGTAGTTGAGGGGTATGGTGGTGGCGGTAGGGATGGTGAAACCCTTGCAGTAAGAGTGATGCACGATTTCCAAATGGCATCTTCAGCCCGCATTTTCCAGGAACAGCAAGTCTTTCTGCGGGCACTATTTAACAGCCGTGCATATTATTTACTGGACGATAGTTCAGAGTCAACAACTAGCCAAGCAGCAGTAAACTCCACTAGGCCCAAACTACAGACCGCTGTTGCTCTTTTGATGCCTATTGTTTGCCCTCCTGGGCAGGATTGCTTCACTATTGACCCAGACCCAGAAGCGATGGACCCGAAGGCAGCGTGGGGGTTGCTCCAGAAGGGCACCCCAGTTGACCAAATTCGGGACATGCTATTCCAGGCAGCCGGGAAGAAGGCTGATAGGCTAACCGCAAAAATCAAGAAAGGCGATGATTATACTCGCCTGACGGATAAGTTGCTGTTGGTTCTGTGGGATCTGGTGGTGTTCGGCACCGGCATTGTCATGGGGCCGCTGGCCATTCAGAATTCTGAAATATCGGAAGAACCCGCAGAGGATGAGGAAGAAGACTCATCCGTTTGGACCCCGGTAGAAAAGAAGCCCTTCAATAAGAAGGCACTGAAGCAGATGATCGACATGGGGCTGTTTGATGAATATCTGCCCCAGATGGAACGCATTTGCCCTCTGGATATTTACCCGGACCCCGGTGCAACCACGGTTGAAATGGCTCGGTTTATGATCTGGCGGATGCCGCTAGGCAAGGGTCAGGTCATGGGGATGATGGATGACCCCACCTTTGATAAAGAGAAAATCAAAGACCTTTTAGAGAAGCATCCTAATGGGATTTGGCAACCGACTTTCTGGGAAACATCGGTTAACAGTTTAAACAAACAACCCCAGCAGACGGTACCCAATGGCCGGTTCGTATGCTTCCAATGGTGGGGCTATCTGACCGGCAAGGATCTTGCTGATAATGGCGTTAAAGGAATCACCAGGAAGCAGATGGATAGTCGGCTGGTGGCTCAGATTTGGGTGATGGGCAATGAGGTTATCAAGGTAGCCATCAGCGAACTGCATAATGAGCGGCTTCCCTTCTACTTTGTGCCCTACTCCATTGCGACCAACTCGATCTGGGGTGTTGGCGTTGCAGAGATGATGTTCGATCAACATGATGGCATTCAGGGGTGTGAACGAGCACTGATGGATGCCATGGCTATGTGCGTTGCCCCACAGATGATGGTGGATGTAGACCAATTGGCAGACATCACCACTGTCCTGGAGATTGCTCCCCGTAAGATTTGGGGTGTTCGGGGCAAGATCGGTACCACCATGAAGCCCATCGAATTCTTCATGCCCACCTATGAATTCGCGGAGATGCTGCAAATTCAGCAGAATGAGGAACGGCTTGCGGATGAACAGACTGGCCTCCCCAAGTTCCTGAATGGTTCAACCGAAGGTGCCCATAACCGGACCTTCGGTGGCGCGAACCTCCAGTGGAACAATGCGCTGACCACGCTCAAAACTGCTGTTTACAATATTGAAGCCAACTATATCGTTCCCAGCACTCAGAAGAAGATCCGGTTCTTCCAGATGTTCTCCAAAGACCCGGCCATTCAGGGCGCATACCGGGTTACCGCTCATGGGGTGAAGGGCTTGCTGGCGCGGGAATCCCTGACTGAAGCTATGCAACTCTTGCTCCAGAACATCGGCAACCTGCCGGAACAAGCAGACCGCTTGAAGATGTCCAATTTCTTCAACAGTTACCTGCGCTATAGTGGTCTGGTAAATGAGGATTTGGTCTATTCTGATTCCGAATATCTGGAAATTCAGCAGAAGAAGGCTGCGGAAGCCCAGAAGAATGCCGCTTACAATGCTGGCATCCAGGCCAGTGTCCAGGCCCAGCCGAAACTGCGGGCAGAGATGCCACTCAAGGATGCGGTGATCGAACTGGTCAAGGAAGCCCCAGAGAATAGCCCCCTGCGGCTGGCTTATATGCAACTCGCCAACCAGATTTACAACATCAATACCCCGGCGATCACGGGTGCCATGGCAGAAGAAGACCACATGGCGCACCTTGGCAACGTCAACGAAGCCAGCCAGATTGGGCATGAGATGGGGAATCGCCCATTTGAACCGGCGCATAACCCGCTTGAACGGCATCCCCACCTATTGCCCCAGCCGGAAGAAGGTGCGGCTCCGACCAAAGCCCCTCCCACCCGTCCCTCTAAACCAGCGACTACTCATAGGGGGCGAAGGCGATGAGACGGTTTGAAGAAGTCCCGATCATTCAACTTTGCACCAAACTCAGCGCGATGCACCAATCCGAGCAGATGCAAATTTTAGCTGAATGGCTTATCCGTGCGCGGGAAAGTTACCGCGATAATTTGGAGAAGATTGAACGTGACCCCGTTTGTATCAACATCATCCAGGGGCGCATTGCGCTAGTGAAAGACCTATTAAGCCTTATCAACCCTAGCAATACAACGTCAGCAACCTAATAGAGCCTGACAGGAGACCCCCGTGACCACTACTGAATACGATCCCACAACCCTCAAGCGCGTTCCCAACCACGATGCCGCAAGGCGTCAGAAGGAACTGGATGCTGTTCTGGCAAATCTCAACCAGGGTAATACCCAGGTTAGCCAGCCCGGACTGCCCCCTGTCACCACTGAAGCCCAGCCTGTTGGAACCGGGTCTAATACTGACCCCGCCAATTTCTCAACCCCTACGGTCATTGAATTGCCCGCAGCCCCCGCCCCGCCTCCCCCGGCCCCTGTCGTTGAACCTAGTCCGACTGTGACCGCTGAGGAATACGCCAAACTCCAGAAGCAGTACCGAGAAGCGTGTCAGGCCCTTACCCCCGCCATGCAGCGAAGTGCTGTTCTGGCGCAAGACCTGAAGACGGAACGGGAAACCACCAAGAGCCAACTGGATAGTCTTACTACCCAGATCGCTGAACTGAAAGAGCTTTTCAAGAAGCCCCAGGCTTCCGCTTACGAACCCGAATTGGATACGGAACTGGAAACCCTGGACCCTGTTGTTGCGGATCGCTTCCGGCGATTGAGCATGACTACCAAGCAGCAAATGGAAGCCATGGAGCGCAAGCATCAGGCAGAGCTTCAAGAATTGCGAGATCAGGAAAAACAACGGCAGGAAGCACTCCTCCAGCATCAAAATACGACTCGGCAACAGACTTGGGATGATGTGTTCACCAAGCTGGTCCCTGATTACATGGACTATGCAGATGGTGGCGCAAAAGGCCCAGCACTGGTTGCCTGGACGCAACAGATGCCAGCAGAGTATTCCGCAGCTATTGTTAACCCCAGAGGGCATACCCCGTTCTTTGTGGCAAAGGTGGTTAATGAGTTCAAAGCGTCCCAAATGCCGGTTGGAACCTCCAGCCGCCAGCCCACACCGGGCGATCTCGCCGCACAAATCTCTGGCTCCGCTCCTACTCGGGTTGAAACCCGAACCCAGGAACCGCCTCTGACCACCGATGAGATCCGCAATGCCCAGTCGATTATGGACAAACTCATGCGTGAAGCAACCAATACCAAGAATTCTAAGGAAATTCGGGATTTGAAGATGGCGGAAGCCAAGAATTTTATGACCCGATTTGAACGACTCAAACCCAACCAATAATTCATCATAGGATAGGAAATGTCTAACCCCGTTACCGACCTGACGATTCCTCTGACTACTGGCTCTAACACCGGTTACATGAACAATCGCCAGGAACAGCTTTGGGAAGGCCCCCCGACTCGTATTCGGCGCAGGGCTTTCACCGTGCAGAATTCCCCCGATTGGAACGGCCTCACCCCCCTGACCGGGGATGTGGTCCGAACCAACGTAATTGACCAGGGCGCGTTTGTCATCGCGGTCTGGATGTATGTTATCACCGCTGGTGCGGCTAGTAGCACCGTCAGCGTGGGTGACTCTAGTTCCGTTACCCAGTATATTTCCAACTTCTCCACCGCTGCGACTGGCGTTACCCTGAGTGCCGCGTCCACCTGGAAGTATTATCCGGTGGCTTCGGACTATCTCCTGGTTACGCTCGGTACCACCGCTGCCGCCACGGGTGCTGTGATTGATGTGGGTTTCCTCGCATCTTCGCTGATCCCCTACACCAACCCCGTGACTGAGTAAAGGAGAACTAACATGGCTGGCAACATCACTGGTAGTGCTTTCAACAACCTTTCTGCCTTCAAGCCCCAGCTTTACCCCTTGCAGTTCATCCAGAAGTTCTATGCCGGTAGTATCACCAACTACATGTGCAATACGAACTGGGAAGGGGACATCCTCGGACCAGGCACCACGGTCAACCTGCGTCAGATCCCTGATGTGGTTGTCAGTGCGGCCACCAACGATGGTGATGTGAACTGGCAGTCCATCCAGGCGTCTGCCCTCCAGCTTGTCATCAACTATGCGTTTAACGGTGCATACTGGGTGACTGACGTTGATCGCTCCGCGATTGACGTTGACATGGAAGGCGCACTGATCAACGAAATGATCAATAAACTGCGTATGGCGATTGAATCCACCATTCTGGGTTCTGTTTACGCTTCCGCAGCCAACGTGATCACCCTCACCACCGGCGCGACTACTGCTTGGCAGTCTGGTATTTCCGCCACTCAGCCTTACACCAACGCTGTGACTGCGGTTGCCCAGGCTTCTCAGTACCTTGACGTTGGTGCTGGTAACGGCATTGACGTTGCCCCGTGGGAAGACCGCTATCTGGTCATCCACCCCAACATGAGGCTCGGCCTGACTGCCAACCCCGCGTTCTATGCGCTGAATGCGGGCATCCCCAAGGGTGCTCTTTATGAGGGCTTCCTGGCCTACATCAATGGCTTCAACGTGCTCCAGAGTCCGTTTGTCCCTGGTGCCGGTACCAGCGGTTCCCCCTACCTGGCCGTTGCGGGGCATCCTGAAGCGACCACCATGGCCACCAAGTTCACCAATGTCCAGGCCGACATCATCCTGCCCAATAAGTTCGGTATCGGCACCCGCTGCCAGAACTTCTTCGGGTTCCTGGTGACGAAGCCCTGGCTTCTGGTTGAAATCAGCGCCTGTCTTAACTAAACAATCGCGGGGGCTTATGATCGTGCGCGACACGGCCCCCGCATTCTCCCATCAACTTCAAAGAGGTTAACCCATGCCGCAAGCTACTGTAACCATGGATACTCAGTATCCGCCCGCAGAAATCAAGTTGGAATGCCGGGACTGCAAGGAAATCATCAACAACTGGACCGGGCACTCTTTCCTGAGAAATCTTGACCCCCGTGCCAAGTGGGACATCCTGTATTATCAGGCCAAGATGCGTTCTGAGGGAACCCAGCCGGAATTTACCCTGATCATGGATGAACATGAGCAGAACACTGTTGAGGTTGACGGTGATGAAGGTTCCGAACGGCGTCCCGTTTACACAGAGCGAGAGCTTGAGGGGTGCAACATGCGTAAGTTGCAGGAAATTGGTCGCTTGTATGATGTCAAGGGCATCCGGCGAAGGGATCTAATCCTCCAGATTCTTCAAAAGCAGACCGCCTTGGTTATTCGTGCCAGGGCTGACGAGTTTCCCATCAAAGGATAGTAAACCATGGCAAACCTGACGATCAGGGATATGGTCCTCCATATTTCATATATGCGCCCTGATCTCGACCTTGGGCTTGCAGAACGATTGCTTCAGGAAGCTGCCAAGCAGGTATTCCGCGAATCGCAACTTGGCCAAGTCATCACCACGGTTTATCCGATAGGGAACGTTGTAAACCAAATTCTGTTGACCAGTAGAATCCCATACTGGAATGCAGGATTGCCCAATTACCTACTTCCATCGGACTCCAATAAACTGATTTTGCCAACCACTTGGGATGGATCAACCCCTGATGACCTGAGTGGAATCAACACAGCCCCTAACCAGAAGACCTCGGCGGAAGTCATCCGGGTTCTTCAGGTTAGGACGGTGACGCTGCCTTTCTTCTCTATCGGAACCTTTGCGGGGTGGGCATTCGCCACTGGGAATGCCGCATTCAAAGCCACTATCGCTGGTAATCAATTGACCGTCCAAAGTGTTTCTGCTGGTGCATTGAATGTTGGTCAATATGTTTATTTGCCCAGTTACGCGGGTACGGCCCCGCCCTACATCTCTGCTGGTACTTCTAGCCCTTATACCTTATCCAACACCAACCTGGGGACGGTGAGCGTTTCTACCAATATGACCAGCAACCCCGTTCCTGATGCAACTGATATGGTGAATGGTGCTTTCTATATCGTTTATCAGGGTCCAGTAAATACTGGTACTTTAACCTGCAAGGGTGGTGATGTCCTACAGTCCAACGGGTCTACCTGGAGCGTAACCCCGCTGGAAAACTATGACACGCTGCGCCAAGTGAATTGGCAGACCACACAACTTTATACCAATCGGCCCAAGTCATCCTGGAACTCTAGCCAAACCTCTGGCACCACCATGACCAATATCACCAAGGCGGGATCATGGAGCCAGCGGCAAGGTCAGATGCAGACTACCATTGGCGCTGTTTCTGGGGTTACGGTTGCCAATCCTACCTTTACCCAATACGCTGGGGTGATCCTGGATCTATACCCCACGCAGGGCTATCAAACTGCCATTGAAATCACCTACAATGCCCTCCCCACTGGCGATATCGCTGATGTGGTGTTGAATCTTCCCGATGAAGCCCACGAAGCCATCATCAATGGGGCGTTGGCAGATTGGCTTTCCGTTCCAGGAAAGGAACAGAACTTGATCCTAGCGGAAAACCGCCGTGCAGAATACGACCGGAACACCAGCGCCCTTCGTGCTATGGGTGCGTTGGGGACAGGCGGCTCCCCTAAGTACCGCGCTCCTCTCTTTGGTGGTCGTGGTAATCGATACTTCCCCTTCGCATATAACCCAACACTGATGCCGGGGCCTAATTAATGTCAACTCCCAGCACGAACTATCAACTCTCACAACTCCAGACCGATCTTCAGGGGTTGCTGGGAGATTTTAGCGGGACTCGATTTTCCACAGCACAGTTGAATGATGCCATCAATTATGCCATCAAAGAAATGAACACCTTGATGGGGTATACCTATATTGATGTGATCATCCCCCAAACATATAATGGCCCTGCATACGCATATACGCCAAATTTTGTTGGTGATCAAAATTCAACACTGATCCCACCTTGGATTCCTTTCAGCCTTTATGGGCTATACCCTGATGGGACCACTAATTACGACCTGACTGATTATATTGAAATCAAAGCGTGTCTATTTGGCTATGGCAATCTTAACTATGGGCTATGGCCATCTTACCCACCATTCATCAACGCAACCATCCCGCTAAATAAGACCACGATTGAACAAGAAGACCTGTATAACCCTAACTGGCGTACGCAGTATGGGATACCCCAACGATGGGATTTCTATGACTCATCTCGTATCATTGTTTTTCCCCAACCTTTTCAACAGCAAACATCTTCTACCCTAAATGGATATTTGACTGTTGGTTACATCCAGCAACCTGCATTATTGTCGAACCCTTCAGACTATATTGATAACAGAATCCCAGATCGCGTTCAACAATATGTTAAGTATGCAGCCGCTTCATGGCTACTTGCCATGGACCAGAGTGATACTACTTCTCTTGCAACTGCCAAGATGTATATGGATACATTCACCCAATTGCTACAATCTAAGTCCATTTCCCAGTGATCAACCCTTCTAGTATTTTCCTGAGCGTAGGGACTAGCCCCTCATTTGACCCAGCGTTGGTTAATACCATGACGGCATCTTCCCCTGGTGTCAGCAATCTTTTGAACGTGACATTTCTATCTGGTGGGGGGACCGTTCCGATTCTACCAGGGCAAACCGTTACTGGGGAATCCATGCCATTTGGGGCACAGGTACTGCCATATGGCACAAACGGGGCAAGTGGGACGGGCAATCTTGGGACTTATGCGCTTAGCGTCATAAGTGATCCCATCCCTAGCGAAACCATGCAGATAACCCTTAGCCAATTTGGGCAAGCCGGTCCTGGGTCTTTATTCTACGACTGGAATCAACACAATCTTTATAATCGAAATACAGCTAATAATGGGTGGAATCTTATTGGATCATCTGAACTACCTAATTTTGGGCTACTGCCTCGTTCCGGGGGAACACTTTCTTCTGCGATGACTGGTTCCAATGGCCTGTTGACCGCTGATGGGAATACCCCCTTTACCGCGCCTCCCTATGTAACCAGTAAGTTAAGCCGGGCTGCGACTCTAGCAGATATTGATAATATTGAATCATCCTTGGTTTCCCAGATTAACACGCAGGTAAACGCATCAATACAACAAATTGGTGTTCCTGGTATTCGTTCCAGTATGGCATTTGGGTTTGGCCAGATTGGTCTTCAGGGTGGGACTACGCTTGTCTATTACTCGATCCCTGTAACTGGGATGACTTATCCAGATGGGACTGTGGTAAACGCATCCGATTGTTATGGATTTGCATCTATCGCAACATGGCATTATTTTGGCAGTGGAATTGAAGAAATGACCTATTGCCAACCACAAGCAGGATCTAATGGAATGTCATGGGCAGCATATTCGCAATTTATGGGTGGTGGTGCAATATATTCATATCTAATGAACTACATGGTCATCGCAATCAAACCAACGGCATAAAATGGCAATAGTTTTAGGTTACATCTATCAAAGTCCATCCAACACTGACCCTGCTGGAGTCTACCCTTATTATTACTTTACAGCTTCATGTTCTGGGTCTGTCATTAATGTGTCGGTTGCTTCTGCGCTACCCATCCTTCCTGGCCAGCCCGTCTCTGGATCAGGGATTGCCACTGGAACCATCGTTCTTTGGCAAATATCGGGGACCGCTGGGGGTGTTGGGTTTTATCAGTTATCAACGATCCCTGGGGCTCTTTCTAGCCAAACAATGTATAACACCCTGGGGAATAGCATATATCAGGAAACTGGTGGGGGTAATGTATGGTATCAAACGGATACAAATCTGTATCTCATAAGAAATAAAGCAGGGACCGCATGGGTTCCCATGGGTTATGGCGACCAAATTGGGCTGGGGATGTTAGCCCAGTCTGGGGGGGCCATGAGTGGCGCTATCCTTGGAACAACTCTGGTGACTGCCGATGGGACAACTGCTATTACTAAACCTCCCGAATCATTGGCACAAAACAGTATTATTGCAACCATCGCAGACATTAATGCGCTGCAATCTTATTTGGTCGGGTTGATTCAAACCATAACCGCACAGTCTATTAGTGTGATCCCTTCTCCTGGGCTGAGAGCAAATATCGTGTTCGCATTTGGGACTGCTGGCCCTGCCGTTGGGGGGGCAACTAACCCAGTCAACTTGAACACAATCATAACGAGTTTGGGATTGACCTATCAAGACGGCACCGTTGTCCAGTCCTCTGATTGTTATGGGTTTGCCACTATGAACAACATTGGGAATAATGGTGGTGGGACCAGTGCTATTTCGAATCTATCCATGTCAGATACCAAAGGGATGATATGGGTAGCATGGTATAATTCAAATAATGTTCTAGTTGCCACAACGTTTGAATATATGATCATTGCTATAAAGCCGACCGCACAATGACCATCACCGTTGCAAAAATGTATTCCAGCCCATCCTCTCAAGACCCCTCTGCACTTAGTGGGTTTGGTGGACCTGGGAGTATTTGGGCGCATACTGATGATGGAATTTGGCTCGCTAGAAATTCGGGAAATACTGGATGGAATATTGTAGGATCTGGCGATCAAGCAGCATTTGGGTTATTCCCGCTATCTGGTGGGGGGACTTCCGGTGCGGTTTCTGGGCTGAACGGCATTATGACCGCCGATGGGAATACCCCATTTGCGGTACCCCCCACGATCACTTCCAAATCCAGCGTTATGGCGACCATGCTGGATTTGTATAACCTCCAGAACGCGTTGAATTCATTGGTGTCCGAAGCGGTTGGTAATGCCCTGGCATCCATCGTGGTCCCAGGTATTCGGTCTAACTTAGCATTTGGATATTTTAACTTTGGTGGGACGCAAAGCCCATACAACCTTAATGTCCCCATCGTTGCGGGTGCCGGTAGCGCCAATGTGGCCGGGTTTACCCTGTCTTATCCAGATGGGACTGCCGTTGGGACCGCCGATTGTGTTGCATATGCTGTCCAATCATCTTACCCTTCTCCCAATGGTGGTGCTGCTACAGAAACTTTGTTTACGGTTCAAAGCCCAGTGGGTATGGCATGGTCTTCCTCGATCTGGGTTAGTACCAACCCTTATGCGGCTGGTTTCACATTCATGATTATTGCCATGAAGCAGAAGGCATAGATGAAAACCTACAAGGTTGACTTCTCAAGAGGCATCAATGTTGTAACCGAAAAGCGGTTGATGCCGGAAGGTTATATTGTTTTGGCCGACAATATTGACTTGAGAAGCGGGAGTATGCACCCATTCAAATTCCCTGAGCCGTATATTGGTATTTCTGGTGGTATCCCTTCTGGGACTACCTGTATTTGGGAATTCAAAAATAATTGGTTTTTCTCTGCGCTTTATCGTGCCTACACCGGAGAATATGTCAATTCCCAGACCAGGGTTTATTTCTGTGAATCGTTGATCGCCCCCGCTGGGACGTATGTGACAAGCCACCTGATCCCGCAGAAGGTAGTTAATGGCGTTCAGGCACAGCTAGGAACGCCCGTCCCTCTCGTGCCACCCACCATTACCGCCACCACCAGCGACACCCCTACGACCTTCCTGGCCACCGTGTTGACCACTGGTGGGTATCTGGGCACGGGCCAGTATTCATACCGGATTTCCGCCATCATCAATGGGCAAGTGATGCCTCCGTCTGGTGCGGTGATAGTCAATATTCCCCAGTCTGGTGGTGTAAACATCACTACAGGCACCATCAATCTCACCTGGACGCCAGTTGCGCTGGCGACTGGTTACGTTGTCTTCGGCCGCATACTAGGGTCAGAGCAAACCCTGTTCACCCTTGGCGCTGGGGCCGTGGCTGTCACTGATTCTGGGAGCAATTCCCCTTCTGGCGCGTATGCTGTCAATTACCAGCCGCTTAACCCAATAACCTATGTTTACACCTATACCCGTGATGTTGGGACGATGCCGGATGAAAGCGGCCCAAGCCCCATTTCAAATACCACCAGTTCCAGTTTTGTCAGAACCATTACCAGAAACCCGAATGCAGATGGGTTCTATGCTACTTCTACTCAATATTCTGGGTTAACTCTTGGGTCAAGCAATATCTTTCCGAATTATACGATTCTTGGGATAACATATACTGGTGCAGATGCGGTTTTGAGTCTTGGGTTGACTGCTTTCAATTCCCCCTGGTGGGTGAATGGGATGAAATTGGTCTTCGCCAATGACCCTACCGCGACCCCCTACGCATTCAGCATCCCGACAGCATTGGTTAACCCTACTACCCCCGCACTTGTCCTCAATTCCGCCACAGGTGGGGCCATTCCTGCCGGGACATACCAATATGCGATTTGCGCGGTCAGGGGAACCGTAACGGGGATAACTGGCTATCCCGCGACTCTCCCAATCACTACCGCCGTATCCCCTTCATTAATTGTTGTTACGGCGGGATCAACAAGCGCAGTAACTATTTCATGGGCTGGTGTCAATGGTGCAACTGGATATGTCATAGTCCGGTATAATGGGACTGTGTATCAAGTTGTTGGGATCATCCAAGGGCAAACAGCCATATTCACTGACATCAACGATTATGCATCCAATTCATACCCGACCATTGCCAAATTCCCAGCTTCAAACCAGACCGGCATTATTTACAATCCCATCAACACTTCCGCTCCTATTTCTTGGGAAAACCCAAGTGCCACTTCCATGGGCCAGATCATTGTGATGTCCGAAGCGGTCCCTGCCTCGGCAGGGATGACCACTCTCCCCTCAGCCATTTACCTTGCTGCAAGCCCCTTTGTTGGGGTTTCTCCTGTCAGCGCCACAACCGCACCAACCCTTGCTGCTGTTGGTGGTGCTGCATTCTCTGCTGGAACCTATTATATTATGGTTCAGGCGCTAAATGGCACAACTATCATTAGTGACTCCGCGTATGCGCCTATAACCCTTGGTGGTGTTAGTAATATACAGGTTACTTTCCCAAGCATCCCCGGTGCAACTTCTTATAAAATTTATTATTACCAGTTAAATGTGGAGGGGAACTATCTTGCTGGGACTTTCACTACCAGCCCCGCCACCCTATCTTCGGCAGGGGCAATTATTATCGGTACCCCTGGCTGGGCGGGGGTTGACCAGGATGTGATAAATATCACATCTGCCCAGTACAACAATATGATTGGGGTTGCCACTTATTACCAAGATTCATTGAGTTTGTTTACCGTCCCTAATTTCCTGAATATTTATACACCTGCTCAATCCCCACAATATACTCCTGTCACTATTGGTTCGCTGTATGATGTCCCCAACAATGGATATTACAAATATTGGAATATCTACCGTGCTGGTGATGCTGGGGCTACTTTCAATCTGGTTAGCCAACAACCCATTACGGTGACTTCCTATACTGATACCGTGGGCGTGACCGGCCTTGGCCTTAGTATCCCCACTTTCTACAACGATGTGGTGACGGGCGGGGTAGTTTCCTTCCAGCCGCCTCCCCCCAACGGGTATTGCCCCCAGCTTTACAACGGCATGTTGTTTATGATTGACGGGAATACCGTCAGGTGGACCCCCACCAGCGAACCCGATGCTTGGCCTGGAATCTACGTTCAGTCATTTGCCTTCCCCCCTCAAGCGATCCTGGCTTATGGTGGTGGTATTTATGTGTTCTGCGAAAATGGGGTCTACCGACTGGACGGGTTCCTCCCTGGTCAGATAAGTATGACGCAGTTGATGGCAAGTGGATGTATTGCCCCTTATAGCCCTAGGGTGCTTGGTGAGCACATCATCTATCTAGCCAAGCGCGGGTTGATGATGATTCATGGCATGACCGCATCCAGCATCACCGAGCGGTTCATCCCTTATCGGTTGATGACTGAACCTAGTGCATTCATTGGTGGGATTACCGCTCAGAACTTCTGGTGGTTTACTACGGATCATACCAGCGCATATGGTGCGCTATTGGATATTGGGATGAACCCGATCCCCGCCGCTGATGGGTTTGGGCTTGTAACCGCCAAGGATAAGCCGCTCACCGGCCTGATCTATGAAGCCCGAAGTTTTGTTTGGCAGAATAAGTATTACCTGTATTTCGCAAATAGCCCCACAAATGAGTTCCAAGGCAACCCGTGTTGGTGTGTTGATCTTGGGATTGCACAACTTGCGTTTGTTCTGCCAAATTACCCAATTACCACTCTTGGGTTCAAGCCGACTGATATGCATGTCTCCAGCACGGGTGAATGCTATGCACTGTTGACGATTGACCCATATAATGACCCATCAAATCAAACAAACTTAGCCATATCCGAAAGCCAATTTAATGCAAGTTTCACCGCGCAGATATCTGTTTCCACCCAAGCAATCTACCGCTTTAACCCCACCTTCGGGCAGAACGTGCCGATGCGCTGGAGGACTTCCGAGGTAACTGCCGGTGCGCCCTCCATGCGGAAGCGGTGGCGCGAGGTTCGTTTAAATGGGTCTGGGACTCACCAGATTCGGGTATTCATTGATGGTGCGCTTCAGACCATGGCTACTGGTGCGACTGCCACCACATTGACCCTTTCCGAAAGCCCCATCCACCCATCCCGTATCCTGTTGCCGCCCGGTTCCTGGGGCTTCTCTTGCTCTGTGGAGGGTTGTGGGGATGGGGTTGTGCGCGTCATCGAGCTTGGCTTCGATCCCATGGCTGGTGAAGACAAGCAAGGGGAGGGGAAGGAATAATGGCAAAATCCTATCTGGTCCACAGCAACGATGTTCAGGAATTGAATCGCGTTTTAAATACGATCAATTCCGATGTTACCCGTGCCCATGGGAAGTTGACCATTATTGAGCAGAACCAATCCATCAGCGGGGCGGGGACAGGATTACCCACAACCCCGGACATCTCGCCAGCCCCAACCCCGGTCCCGCCCACGGTCTACCGGGCGCCCTTCACCTTCACCAGCAACGTGCTGGGATCCAACACCTACGAGATCGACACCGTGCCGATGGGGGGACATACGTTCTTCTTCTTCAATATGAGCGTCAACGTGCCCTGCCGAGTGCGGATCTACGGAACGCATGCCGCTGCGTTGGCCGATCAACTGCGAGTGCAGACCATTGACCCGGTTGGCAATCACGGGATGTATCTGGAGATGCTGTTCATCCCTGGCGCATTAAGTTGGTATATCACGCCGATCCCGATCTGCCCAAACCAGGATGCCACTGAATCACCGCAGATGTATTTCAACATACAAAATAATAGTGCTTCTTCTTCCGCCGTCATCATCAACGCCACTATGTTAATCATGGAGTAACCATGTCAACTTTCGCCGGATGGTCTTCCGCTTTGATCCCGCTGGGGGACTCCATCGCACAAGCACAGGGTGTGATTGTGGCAGCGATGCAGGCAGGCAACTGGCAGTGTCTGCGCCAGGGGTTGGCTCCCACGGCGGTAGGTGGCTCCATCACCAACCCAGCCGGCGCTCTTGACATGATCCCGACCACGTGGGCTGGGCAGACAGGGACCACCCCACAGACTATCGCTGTTCAGGTGATTGGTGGCTTCACTCCCACGGCGCTCTATATGCAGGCGTACTACGACTATGAGGGTGGGATACAGATCGACATGCCCGCTTCCGTAACCATCGAGTATTCGGACACCTCGCTCACTACTGGCTTCACCGTGCTCCAGACCTTCACCCCCACCAACTGGGGAGTGCAGGAAAGGCGCAAGTTCACCATTGTGGGTGCTGGATCTCATCAGTATTGGCGCAGCACGGTCAGTGGCTCAACTACTAACCAATACTTTAGTGAGTGGTGTCTGGAGGATTCCAGCACCCCAAAGAACTGGATCACCACCCAGCAGTTCGCGGACTTCATCCCGCCCGTCACTGAGGTCATTGGGAACAGTGTGGCCCGAGATATTCTGCGAATAAATTTCAGCGCCACGACCATGACTTTACAGCCGCTCCAGGAGCTACTGACGGCTATGCCCATGGTCTTCAGTTTCGACACGGCGGGTAGTGGAGCGGTCACGTTGAGCGTCACCAACGGCACCACGGTCAGTTTTACTGGAGGGGGCGGCAATACCTCTCAGCAGAATGCACGCGGCCTTTACAATGCCTTGGCCTCCAGCGTAGATCCAAACTTCACCGCATGGAATTGGATCTGGCCGACACCATTGGTGGGGGTTGTTGGAGGGGGGCAGATCATCGCAGTCCAGAAGACTCCTGGCTCCCAGGCGGTGATGACCTCCGTCAATATCACCACTCGACTGCGCGGGAATTACGCACAGGCAGTCGGGGTTCAAGGATGTGGTTTCCCGGTAGTGGCTTCCTTGACCACCGACCTCACCAACGGGTTCATTTACTATCTCCAGGTGTGTAGTCGCGGCATCGCTCTGGCGACCAAGACCAATTCGGGCTACTACGGTCCTGTCCATGCTTGCTATGGAGACAGCGCCAGCACCCTTTCACAACTCCCGACTTCCGACCTTGCGGCATATGGAATGCCTTGCACTCCCATTGAGTTGATTGTTGGGACAGACGATGTTGCCGTGAGTGCCGACGGCACAGGGAGGTATTCTCACTACTGGAGTGCTGTTGGTGCTCTACAAGGAGCCACATATGGAGGCACAAAAGACCTGGAATCTAGTTACTATTCACCTTCTACTTGGTCAAAAATGATTTTCCCTGGAATACTGGAGGACACAGTCAGCAATTCTGCAAGTAATGGTATTTGGGGCAGTGTGTTGGTGACCGCATACGGGGAGGGTATATTTGCGGGGAATACGAGTAATTTTCCTGGGACCACATATTCTATCCATCGTCTTTCTGTCATTTCTGGTAATTTCGCTGGTTATGCTTGCGGTGATGGTGGCACCTACTCCCAAGGAACTTGGCCATCTTTCGCCAATTTGGATTGGTATAAATACACAGGCACCGGCCCGTCCTCTGAGCAGTTGATGGTCGCGCCCAGCAATGACTTCACCACCACCATCACCACGGCGGTCGCCACAGGAGACACCACGATCAACGTGGCCTCCACCACTGGCTTCCCTGTGGCTGGGTGGTTGGTCATCGATGGGGAGATCATCCAATATGCTGGTGGCGGTGGCGGTGGGACGCAGTTCACTGGCTGCGCACGGGCCAAATACGCGACCACCGCGCTAGCGTTCCCCGTGGGTACCACTGTCTTCATCGGTGCGTGGTATGTCATCTTCAACACCGGACTGTTGTTCGGTGGCTATCAGACCCCGACCTAACCCATGGCTTCCCCCGTCAAGAACCTTCTCGCTCCGACCGGCGTGACCATGCGCTGGAACAACATGCTGCCGAAGATGCCAATCAATGTATCTTCCAAGCGGATCTTTATGGCGGCTGCGCCCATCTTCAGTATCAACCCACTCTATTCAAGATTTACTTTTGTTGTCTTCAAGGCCAGAACCTTCATCACAATCATCCTACCTCTCCCAACCATCAACCTGATAATGAACCGCGCCAGTTGGCGGGTCGCCACCACTTTCCCGCCCGTCTATCAGAACCCCAGACCGAACTTTGGCCAGCTATGGCCGCGAGGGGAGAAGTTTTGAAACTTGCTACGGCTGACGATCTCTCACAAATCAAGGCCATCCTCTCCAGGGCGGGGGCTTCTGGCGAAACCATGCTGAAGAACCCCAACGCCAAGCCCGAGAACCTGCCGGGGTTCTTCCTGCTGGATGACCATGGCGTTTTCTGGTGCAAGCCTATCGACCATGAAACGCTGGAAGTCCATACCACCTTTGACCCGGATCATAGGGGCCAATATGCCCGTGACCTAGCCAGGGCGGGGCAGCGCATGGTTTTTACCGAATTGGATATTCAGCGGGTTGTTACCAAGTGCAAACTCCACCATCAATATGTGGTCGCTTTCGCCAAGTGGATGGGGTTTAAACAGATCGGTATCGTTGATGACACCATCGTCCTGGAATGCACCCTGGATTCATATGTCATGCTTGATAACGACCTATATGATTTTGCCATTGATGCTGGCTTCCCACTACCCGATATATGTCCACAGGAACAGGCAAATTTTGCCGGGTTCTTTGTAATGTGCTATAGAAACGGACTTCTTATGAAGGGACTGCAAACATACAACCGTATGGCGCTTTTACTGGACTGGGAACCGTTGCTTTTGACCTCATCTAACCCGATACTTTTAACCATAGGCGATAGGCAATTCTCGCCCAGCAGTTTAACTGAGGCATAGCATGGGTAGCAACGCAGGACAGGATGCAAGCAGCACCGTACAGGGGGCAGGGGCTGGGTTCGCAGTCGGGGGGCCATGGGGAGCCGCTGTTGGTGGGGTTATAGGCCTCGCTGGCGGCATCATGTCCGGCAATAAGGAAAGTGAATATGAGCAACAGCAGAAAGCAGCCATAGCCGCTGACCAAGCCAAGCGGGACGCCTTCGCTGCCCAGCAAGCGCAGGTTTACCAACCCATCGAAACCCAAATGGCGCACGAAGCCGCCAGCCCGTTGCCGATGAACTACGGTGCGAACCTGGGAGCCATCAATACCCAGGCGCAACAATCCCAGCAACGATTGGGCGGCCAAATGGCCAAGATGGGGATGGTTGGTTCTGGTGCCCAAGCCGCTGGCCAACAGGGCATCGAAATGGGCAGGGTGGGCGAATTGTCAAGTGCGTTCAACACCGGCCTCCAGGCCAGAAATAAACTTGGCATGGATCTTCTACAACACTACAACCCTCTTGGCAATACCCAGCTTGATGTAGGGGCGTTAACTTCTTCCATGAAGTTTGGTGCTGGGCAACAGGCATTGGCCAACCAAGGGATGCAACAGGGATTTGGCGCTTTCGGCAAGGGGTTGGCTGGGGTGCTGAATGGCGGGCTGAAGTTGCCGGGTGGGACAACCAACGATGGGACCAATGGCACCGCAGAGAATGGTGTTGATATGAACAGCCCCTATGTGCAAGAAAACAATATGGCAGCGGCGGCAGGGGTCCCTGAACAATATTCTGCGTTGCCCCTACAGGGCTTCGGTGGGAATCCCGGCATGGGATCGACTGGCACTCCAAGTGGCGGTTCAGAATTCCCTGCTGGAGGGGATATGTCTCAGACCGGGGGTGGCGTTCCTGCCGAAACTGGGACACCCCCTACAGATATGGGTGGCGGCTTAAACCTGTGGGATTCATTTGCTGTGGCGGGGGATTAAATGGCTAACGGTCTAGCATTATCAGCGGCAGGAAGTGCACTGGCAAATGTGCCGCAGGACATCGCAGGACTTCAACTCGCACAAGCCAAAGCATCTATTGGCCAATCTCAGGCGGCAGAGGAACAAAATAAGGTCCAGGGCGGGCTTGATATGAGCAAGTCCCTGGCTGGGAATATGGCTGGACAACCGCAGTCAAATGACCTCTTGGCCAATTATAATAATCAGATTTCTGCATATCAGAAATCCGCACAGGACATGGCTGCGGCTGGGCGTGGTGATCAGGCTAATGCAGCCACGCAGCAAGCGCAGACCTTGCGCGGGCAGAAGATGGACCTTGCGCTATCCTTGATGGGGCAAGCATCCAGGGTTAATGATTATGACAAGGCCCTTGAAGTTGGGCACCGTGCCGGGATCTTATCTCCAGATATTGCCAAAGTTGAATATGATCCCACAAGGAATGCGGTTGTTGGCAAGGACAAGGATGGGAACATAATTCAAGGCATGAATAAAGATGCACTGGACCACATGGGGTTCACCCCCAAAGAACTTGCTGATATGGAAACTAAGAAATTCTCTGCATCCCTAATGGCTGGGAGTAGGGTGACTGCATCTGAAAATTCGGCCAACGCAAGAGTAACCGCTTCCGAGAATACTGCCAATAAGCCGCAGTTAGAAGAAGTTGCTAAAATAAGATTGTCAGAGAAAAGGGGAGACATCTCACATGAAGATGCCGAGAACAGAATCAAAGCAATAAATGCGCCCAAAGCATCTGGGTCGATGGCCCTTATGATGCAAATGCCTTCTTCTGGTAATCCCGTAGAAATGGAATCTGACCCGGCCCGTCCTTGGCGCGATCACCCTGCGTTCAAGGAAGCGCAGAAGAAAGCCCCTAATTATGTGAACCTGCTTGACCAGTACATGAATGGCGATCTTCCCCCTGGCGGTAGCCGCAGCACGGTGATTGACAAGACCATTCAGGCTTGGGGCGCAAAGATTGATCACAATGTATCCTTCCGCGACTACAAGCTAAAGCAAGATGCCATGAAGGATGCACAAGTCACGGCAAGTAACGCTGCGCTTGGCCACATTGGCGACTTCCAGAAGACATTGGGGCCTCTTGATAATGCAACCAGATCAGACATTGTTAACCATAGTCTAAACTGGCTGAAGTCACATGCACAAGGCAACGAAACTCTTGCTGAGTTATATACCACGGCATTGTCCCTTTCGGAAGAATATGGCAAGGCTTTGGGCGCTGGTCAGAATGTGACAGGTGATCTCAAGCGAGAAGCGGTATTCAACCCGGATGCGCCGTTGAGTGTGATTATCGCTAAACTCCATGCGGTTGGTAATCTGATGGATAAGACAGTTGCAGCCAAGGAAAACATCCTGAACCGCAGCAACCCCAACCGGGTTCCCCTGAACCTGATGGACCCGGCATCCCTTGAAGTGCTGCAAAGTCTTGGTATTAAGCATACCCCTGGAAATCGGGGTGGTGGGGGTGGGGGCACCGAAGCCCCACAACCTCCCGCAGCGAAAGCGCCAGCAATTCCTCTTGCTGACTATCTAACCAAGCACGGAGTTTAAGATGCCGCAAGTAACAATGCCAGATGGGTCAGTTGTTGATATGCCGGACGTTATAACCCCGGAATTGGCAACTCGTCTACGGGCATTGCAAGCGAAACAATCTACTCCCCCCCAGGCGGGCACGACCAATCAGGATGCAGGGGTTGCGGCTACTCCCACGAAACCTCCTGCACCTACTGGATACAGCGATGCCGGGGCGGCACATCCCAGCAACGAACAGATTTCCGCCGGTTCTCAGGCTGCGGCACATAGTCCTGGCGGTTTAAACGCTCTCACTACCCCCGAAGCGGAAGCTGCCAAGCCGGAAGCCATGGCGGGGATCAAGAATAACTTGCTGTTAGCCCACTCCAATTTCCAGCAACCCATGCGTGGGATTTGGAGCCATGGGTTAAACGCATTGCATTCCATGGGACTGGTTAGCGATGAGACTTACAACAAAGAATCTGCGCGGGACAAGGGGATTGAAGCAGAACGAAGGCAGATGGAACAAGGGGTAGGCCATCCTGTAATCAATCAGGTAGTTGCTAACCCCATGAACTTGCTTGGTGGGGCTGGGGCAGAAGCCACCTTGGGCAAACAGCTTATGACCAGGGTGGGTATCGGTGCTGCATATGCAGGGCTTGACCCAAATGCCACTTGGCTGTCTACGGGGGTTGGTGGCGCATTTGGTTTGGCTTCCCTCCCCGCTGAGAAAGCAGTTAGTTGGATGGGGTCTAAAGCGGTTGCCGCCCTGGCTGAAAAGTTCCCCACTCTAGCTGAAAAATTTGGATTGGGGGCCAAGATCAACCCTGAATATGCTGGTGCGCCAGAATTGATGGATGAACTCCATCAACGGGGCATTAAGAGTGCCACCTGGGCCGATGCCACAGGTGATCAGACCATGCAAGCACAGCAAAATAGCATGGCTATGAATAACCGCGAAATGATGCGGAACCGACGCATGGTGAATCAGGAATCCCTAGCCCATGTCCAGGGAGTTGTGGATGATCTCAAGCAAACCGCGCTCAAAGAGGGGTGGGGCAATCTGGATGCGATTGAAGCCGCTGCCGCTGGTGCGGGGAAGCGGGCTAACCAAGCAACTGCACTTTTGACTGCCATTAAAAATTCTGGTGAAGATTGGCAAACCATTGTAAAACACAGTGGGAATGTTTCCCTGTTCCTGGATAAGTTGACCGCTGATGCGAAATTTGATTTGGCTGAAGCGGCAGCTAACCCCCTTGGTAATCTGCCTGGGGACCATCTAAGGGCTCAGTTACAATCCAGTATCAAGCGGCTCGGGAGCAATTCCGCAGAGATGGGGGAAACGGGCCACAATTTCCTGCAAAAGATTCAGAAGGGGGTTGAGGGCAAGCCTGGGACTCCCACGGTTGGCGGGAGCGGGTCCATGGGGCTGGTTCCTGAAGCGCCGGGTGCCCCTGACTTGATCCCCGGCGCACATGGCCCCTCCATGGTAGGGAGTGCCAACCAGCAACCTAATCTGGGCACTCCTAGCCAAGCACAGCCGAGTCTTGATGGGTTGGGGTTTTCTTCTCCTGCCCCCACCGGGCCTGTTTCTTTTACCGCCCGTGGTGGAGTTTCCGCTCCCGCCCCTCCCGCCCCCAATTTCCCCACTCCTGGAACCCCAGAAATTCCCGCTACCCAGGACATGACCTTCGGTGGCTTGCGTAGGCTTCGGACTTCCCTATTGGATAGGGTCAGAGCCGCAGAAAAGGGGACAGTGGTAGCGGGCCAAAAGGGACTAACTGCTACTGAAATTAGTGCATACCGAGATACGGTTACGGCCATTGAAAAGGACTTGGCTGATTTTGCCAAGAAGAACCCAGAAGTGGGTAAGTTATATGATGATGCTTCCGCATTCTATAAAGATAAAGTAGTCCCATTCAAGGATGACGCTTTCGGTAAGGCTCTGGCTGATACCGATGCCACCGCCGCCGCCAAACTATTCAAGACTAAAGACCCCGCAGAGCAACAGCGGTTCTTTAACATTCTCCCCTCTAAAGGCCAAAAGGCTGTGCGTTGGGGGCTTATGGAAGATGCGCTGAATGCAGGGGAAGTCACCCAAGGCGGGTCTATGGGGCGCACGTTCAATGCGGGCAAAGTTGCTGATGTGCTAGATCAATATCACAACAGGGGAACCATGAAGGTGGCCTTCCCTGGCGGGGAAGACAGCCGGATTTCTCTGGGCATGGCAAAGATCATGAGAACCGTGGCTGGTGCTGACGTTGCCAGAGGCACTCCTCCCATGCAAACGCAATTGCGGGAATTGGTTCAACCCACAGTCATGGGGGTCGCCAGTAAAGCATATGACTGGATGAATAAAGAGAATGCGCTGAAGCTCATGACTGACCCGCAGGGGCGAGTGTTGCTTCAAAGTGCCGCTCATTTGTCTCCCAAGTCCAAGGAATATGTGAACTTAGTGACCAATCAGATTCCGAAGGTCTTGGGTATTGGCGCAACCAGAACCCTTGGAGAAAGGGCAGACCGATGAGCATTTACACGCAATTCAATCAACAGCGAGAAGCCCAGATCAGGCAGACCTTTGATGCCAAGATGCACAAGATTGACCAACTGAAAGCCAAGTCCCCCAAGGAAGGGGAGGCTGAAGCCGCTTGCCGTGCCAAACGGCATAAACTTCGTGTTGCTGCCGCAGAGGAGTTCTGCGATGCGCGGCGTATTCTAAAAAAGACCTACCAGCCATACACGGAGATGAAACATGGCAAGTAATCCAGGCAGTATCTACCCACAGTTCATGCAGATGAAGAAGAACCAGTTTAAACACACCGTCAATAAGCAGATGATGGAGTTTGCTGGCAAACCCAAGACCAAGAAACAGGTCCAGGGGGATACTCCTGACCCTGATGCCATGGATGAGCAGAGTGCCCAGACCCGCACCCTGAAGAAGATGGGGGGTTCAGCGTATAAGGGGGACATTGATGCACTTGCCGCTGCATATGGAAGTTTTGATTCTGGGGACTCTGGCACATTCGGGGCTGGTGGTGGCAAGGGTGGTGGTGGATTCGGAGGTAAGTGATGCCCTGGAAATCTAATCAGCAGAGGAAATGGGGGCACACTCCCGCAGGAGAAGAAGCACTGGGCGGTCCCAGCGCAGTCTCCGAATGGGATGCGGCAACGAAGGGGAAGCACCTACCAAAGAAAGTGAAACCAAAGACGCCCAAGGGGAAAGGACACAGATGACGGCTGATAACAAAGTTATATTCAACGAAATCATCGTATATGTCTTTGTGGGCTTATTTTGTGTATCAACCGGATTGGTTGGCTGGCTTTGCCTCAAAACCGTTGATCTCAGCGAAAAGAGCACGGCCATTATTGAACAGAACAAGAATATAGAATCAAGAATGGCGGAATTCAGGCAGGAACTTCAGGAGTACCGGGAAGTCAGGGCCAAGGAATTGGACCGTATCACTTATCTTGAAATTGCCGCAGCGCGGCATGGATGGGAGAATAAGTAAATATCTCCGCCCTAAAGGACGGGGTTTCCTGGAGCATGTCAGATGAGTCACACCTATTCTGAATCCACGGGTATCTGGACCTACCCAGACGGGACCACCGCGCAGGGGTTCTCTGGGAATAACGAAGTCGGTCAGGATATGAACAACCCAGACTCGGAATTTATCAAGGATCATGGCCCCATCGTCCAGGGCTGGTACACCATTACCGGACCATTCGATCTGCCCCATCTAGGTAATGTGGTGTTTAAACTGATACCCGATGCAGACAATGATATGGAAGGGCGCGGAGGGTTTGACGTTCATGGGGCTGAAGCGGCCCACCCTGAGTTGTCCAGCGATGGCTGCGTGATCCTCGGGCTTCCATACCGCCAAGCCATTGCGGATTCCGGGGATACCCGCTTACAGGTGGTGGCATGATCCAACCCCTCGCTCTTGCATTCATGATGTCTTCCTCACCCCTTGCGGCAAAAGATATGGCATTGATCCTGCCCCCCGGAGATTCTGATCTCCAGCGTGACCTAAATGCACTATATGCATATATTGACAAAGAGATTCGTGCTGCCAAGGCCCGTGGTCAGCATGGGCTATTGGTGAATATGGAAGACCCTGAATTTTCAGAAAAGGGCTTTAGCGAGGGGATGCAAGCATTGCTTTCTATGCTTAGCAATCATTACAAGAAACTCGGCTATATCGTTTCCTTCTCCCAGTCGGGCCACAGTGCCGTAATGCGTCTCCGTTGGGAAATCGAGGCATGAATAGCCCGTGTGTAACGTTTGTAATCCGTATAACTATGATCTAGCAGGAGAAATGTCATGTGGCAACTGGCCTGGACCATTATCAAACGATGCGGAAGTGGATTTGCGTCTTTGGGAGATGCAACCAGCCAAGTTATTGAAGCCCGACTCTGGGCTTTCATCGGGTATGTGGTCCTGGGACTCGGAATGATCCTGGTGGAGTTTATTGAGACTCACCGGGTCAACACGGTTGCGCTGGGGATCATGGGAACCGCTTGTGCCCTGACCACATTCTCTATCCCGAAGCCCCAGTGAACTACTAATTCACTACTAGCCTAGTAGTTTGGTAGATCACCCAGGAAAGCCACAACTCTCCCTCCGCAAGTGACCAGTTGGCGACTGGTTCATTCTCACGGAGAAAGAGTTAGAGATTCTGGGCCTAGACTGAAACGCAGAAGCGGATCACCCGAGGTTCCTTGCGTCCTTTGAGGTTGGTAGGGCATAGCCCAACAGGGTTGCCGGTCACTTGGTACAACCCCACTTTCTTCATGGTCGCTGCCATGAATTTAACCCAAACCCGCTCTCCCCAAGTGTCTCCCGACGCCTGATTCGTGACGGTGAGGCCAGGGCATCTCTGGCTGTGTTTACGGGCAAAAGGACTTGCCGGTGTAATCACCTGGGGGCCATCCCAGTCGGAGTGCTTGGACCACAAACCACAAGACTGCCGATATTTCGGCACTTTGGGGTGCCGGGTCTTGCTTTTGTGTGAGAAATGGATTACCATTCAGTTGTCCTAGCAGACAAAGGGTAATGCAAAAATTACCCACCCGCAACCCCCCAACCTAAAATTGGGGGGTTCTTGTGTACATAAAAATCCCCCGCCTGCGAGTTCGGGGGATTCGATGGGTATAGCAAATTTTAAGGTTTCCGGTTCTTCCTGGTTTCTGCCAGATATTCCGAATCGCCCTGCACCTTGTCGTAGTAGCCCCCAACCTCCGGGGATTCCTCAATCCATTCCTCGGCCATGGGGTTGCCATCAGCCTGACGCTTGCGGGCCTCGGTGGCCGTGGCATGACGCTCATCACGGGTGCGCTGCAATACCGCTCCCAGTGACCCCGGTTCGATCTGGGTTTTGTAGTTATCCACGCCAATGCGATTGGTCTTCAAGCAGGGGACCGTGCCGGGTTTGATGGGGAAGATTTTCATTTGTGGGACCATGATCGGGCGTTTTTGGCGAAGACAGCTTGCTTCTTTGTGGCCGCTGAAACCTTGGCCCCTGGCTTGCTATCCTTGGCTGCAAGTTTGGCAACCGTAGTTCCAGCGTCCTTGGCTTTCTTGGTAAACAACCCTTTGTGGGATGCTTTGATCTTGATCACTTGCAAGCCTTTGCTGATTTCTTGCCAGCATGTTCCTTTTTCTCAAACTTGGCGAAGGCTTTCTTCCCCATCTTTCCCTTGCCCTCGGCCTTCTGTTCCTTCTTGGTTTCCTTGTCCTTCATCATCCCCTCCGGGTTCGTGATTTGCACCAGGATTGGCGCTTCTGATACCAAGCATAGTATCGCTTACCCCATATAGCAAGGGAACGGATGCATATGCCAGCCAGAAGACCCCAAAAGAAATAAATTATTTTAGGCATAGTGCTCCTGGACAGGTGCTACACGGCCTTATGCAGCAGTTCGGGCTTGATTTCCGGGCACTCCGGAAAATAGCGACGAATGATGTCTGACTGGGCGTCCCCTGCGGCGGCCCATGCGGTGGCCCCTGCGGCGTCCCCTGCGGCGGCCCATGCGTCCCCTGCGGCGGCCCATGCGGCGGCCCCTGCGGCGGCCCGTGCGGCGGCCCCTGCGGCGTCCCGTGCGGCGGCCCATGCGTCCCATGCGGCGTCCCGTGCGGCGTCCCGTGCGGCGGCCCGTGCGGCGGCCCCTGCGGCGGCCCCTGCGGCGGCCCGTGCGGCGGCCCATGCGGCGTCCCCTGCGGCGGCCATCTCCGCACGGGTGGCATCTCCAGCGGCAAACCGCCGGGCGCACTCAATGGCCCGCCGTGGCCGGTCCTCACCTGCCGGGACGTAGATCAGCACAGCCTCGGCAAAATCGCAGGCCATGAGGCGCAACCTGGAATCGTCCTGGCTCAGCGTGGTCCAGGCCAGAAGCCAGAGCA